ATCCAATAATCGCCATCGATAACCTCTCCTTCTGGTTCGTCTGTTCCCTTTCGAACATAAAAAGGAGTTAAATTTTCTTTTATATGTGCCATTTGTTTGTTATACAAACCGTCTCTGGTATTGATGTCTGTTAACTCTTTAAAAAAAGTATTAGTTGACAACCATCCAAACAACACCATACACATAACTAAGTCATCATGATACCCTTCGTCCGCTTGATAAGTATTACCTTTTTCTACAAACGTAGATATCTCATGTATAGTTTCTGCGTCAAAACAGAGTAACTTCTGTTCCTCCATTAAACTTTTAAAACTAAAACACCCCTGTCTTTTAACTTGCTTAGAAGTACTTACACCACGTCTAGTAACTTTACCAAACCCTGGTGATACATACTGTCTATTTTTTTCAGTGACAGTACTAAAAATATTGTCGTATTCTATCTCCTCATGTAAAATGTCAACGACTTGTTGCCCAATGTCATTAGTTTCAATTAAGACATAGGCATTATTATAATCCTCACCTAACTTTGCTACAACGTTAGGATATAACATTGGCGCAATTTTATTATCTCTATATGTTGCTACTACTTTATATGGCATTTCAGTAATGTCAAAAACAACGCATGCTGAATAGTCACCACCAATACCTCTTGCAGTATCTACCGTAATTACATAGTATTTATTGATCTCAGGTTTTTCGTATACTTTTAAGGAATCGTTTTCAAATACCGGCTCTTTAGAACTTAATGCTCCAATAGTTCTAGCGTTAATAAGAGTATTAGATGAACCTAAAAACTCACATAAAACTTCCTGATTATACTTTAGTTCGCCTAAAAGTTTTAGTTGCTCCTCAGCCCACTTCTCATCTCTACCAGGTATTTCACTGTAATGAATAAAATGATTTATGAAGCCATTAGTCCCTTTCTCAGATTCGTTCCAAAACTTCCAAAAGTGATTATAACCTAGTGGGGTGGAGGTGAGAAGAATTTTTGTTGTCTCACCAGCAGAAATAGTAGGATATACAGAAGCAAAGAACTCATCAGCAACATTGTTTGGAATAATTGCAGCCTCGTCAATGTATAGCCAGTTTACTGACTTACCTCGAATACCTGAGGTTGTTGTGGCTGCTGTAAAAATACGACAATTATTTTCTAACTCTACGTCACCTTTGTTCCAAGTTTTAACGCCCTGTTGCATCCAGATAGGTAAGTTCTCATACATAGTTTGATAACGTGCTAAAACTTCTCTAGCAGAAGCAGTCTTGTTACCCATAATAGCTACTGTTTTATCGCTACTAAAAATAGTATAATGTAGAATACATGCAGCGGCAGTAACAGTCTTACCTTGCTGTCTGCCTTCCATCAAAATAACTTTACGATTGTTAAGAATAAGATCTACTTTTTTCTTTTGACACTCATAAAGTTTAAATAATTGTAAGCCTCTATCTAGTGTAATAATTTGGCAATAATTTTCAATAAAGTAAATAGGATCTTCTTTACACTTTAAATATTCTTCAACCTGCTCCTTAGTAAACTCGTGAGCATACCCAATCGATTTTAGATTAGGATTGCCGTGATAAGAAGTTTCTTCGTTGCTCATCTATTAACCTTAAAAACTGCCTTTTGTTTTTCTGTAGTATAAGGCATACTATACTTTTCTGAAAATTCGTCTACTGCCTCTTGTACATCTTTCATTTGCAAATCATCTACAATCATCAAATCTGTGCACCACTCTACCCAATACTCCATATTTCTAATTGTAGATTTTTTTCTATGACATGCATCAATATAAACTATATTATAATCTTTAGTATTTTTAAAATTATTCCAATTCATTGGAACATGAAAGGGTAATTGTTCGTGTGTTATACCAGAGTCCTTTGTGTTTTCAATAAAGTCTTTATAGTCTCTATCGATAGCAACCGAACGATCATAAGGATTAATCCAAGAATCCATACAGTGTATGGACCAATCAATGTTTAACTTTTCAAATATATCTTTAAAAGCTAAAGCACTTCTTCCAAGATAACTTCCTACCTCTAAAACAGATAATTTATCTTTTTTCAAAGAGGCAATCTGATTATAGAAAATGTAATAGTCTGCTTCATCGAATGTAGTCCCAATCCAGTAGTCAGGATAACTCTCGACCTGCTTCCACGTGCGCATAATTAATTACCTTCAATTACTTTTGACTCTTCTTTACCTAAAGCCCTTAATAAATCTTTTGTACTTCCAACAAAAAGATTATTATTTGTTACTCCTTTTTGTTGTACCTTATTATCGTCTTTTTGTACTTTTTTCTTTTGTCCTTGAATATCCATCATGTCTTTTGCATTTTCTTGCATAGTCTTAATAAGTTGTCCAGCGACTTCGTATGCTCTAGGATGATCGCTGTTTTTTGCTATGTGTAAAATGCCTTGAATAGCTTCTTCACTGTAAGCGCCAGCTCTTTTAAGCATGTCTCTCGCTTCTTGAAAGTCCTGTTCAAGTTGTTGTTCTTCAGTTGTGTGTGTAGAAGGAAGATTTTTTTCTTTTCTGTGTTCAACAAGAGATTTATCTAGAGCCGCTGTTGGGCTAGTTTTAAACTTCTTATCTAATTCTTCAAATGGATTATCCAAGATTGTCTCCCTCAAAATCCTCTAGGATTTCTTTTATATAATCATATTTGTCTGCTGGTGTTAAAGTTAAATCTTCTAAACCGGTTTCAGCATCTGCAATTGATGAAGTTGACCTTAACGTATTATCAGTTAATATGTCTGTATCACCATAAAGGTTTGCAATAGCTTTCTTAATAACACCGGCATTGCTAACATACCCATAAAAGTTTAGTCTCATTGTAAAATTTAAAGTCCAAATAATACTTTGTCTAGCAGACATGTCACCTTCATATTGATCATCATAATTAATTCCATCTAATGTAATTTTAATATCTCTTTTAATACCTAACTCAGGAAGTTCATTTACAGTAACATTAAAATCTGGATTAAAATATGGTAAAATTTGTTCTACAATTTGTAGTGCGTCCTCTTGGTTTTTAGCAAAAACATATAATGAAACGCCCATGTTGTATGGTGTAGAAACAAAAGTGCTTCTTACTGTATTAACATTATCATTTTCGCCAACAGCTCTATTTCTTTGTATTGGCGAAACTTTTCTTGCAGGGTCAAAGACAAATTGATCAATCTCAAAACCCATTCTAGGCAAAGTAATTGCAACCTCGCCTCTTGCTAGTTCGTCTGGAATAGCAGCAATTCTAGCTAAAAACTTTTGTTTCGTAGAGTAAGATAGAGGTACACGAATGGACTGTGACAAGTTTCCGTCAGAGTCTCTTCTATCAACATTAATGTTATTAAATATCATACCAAAGGCAATAATTGCCTTCTTAACGTGCTGATGATAAAATGTTTGATTCTTAAACATTACGAGTTACTACCTATCTCACCAAATGGATTTATTTCTGTGAAGTCTAAAATGTCTTCAATATTATTTAGTGTACCAAAATTGTAGTTATCTGTCGTTGTATTTGTTTTAACAACCGAGAAACCTTCTAAAGTAAATGGCTCAGAATCTTCTGCAATTAAATATTCTCCATCCTCTGTCAACAGACCATATTCAAGTTGATCTAAAGTATTATCATCTTGGAAGTCATCTACCTGTTGTATACCTGTCTCAAACTCTTCTGAGCTGTATTCGAACAATTCACACTCTAGTCTATAAACGTATAGTTTGCCTGCTTGATAAAAAGGATTGGCAAAGTCAACTAGTTTAATTTCAAATATAGAGTTTGTTTTAGGAAAATAAATTAAATCTCCTTCAGCGGGCCTTGAGTCAACATTGTAAACACCGCCAGATGTGGATACTAATTCTTCCCATCTTCTTCTAGGAAGAACAAACGTTGCAGAGTCTCTAACCTCTATACCAAATTTTGTAAATATATCTCCATCACCGTCAAAACCATTAACGTTCTCAAGATACATCTCAATAGGGTATGCCTGAGTAAACTCAGACAAAGTATCTTCGTCAAAAAGTAAATCTTCGTTAACTACGGTTCTGGGAAGGTAATAAACATCATTGCCATAAATTTTTATAGACTCGATGATTAAATCTTCAATAAGGCGCTGTTCATTAGTAGTCCCTATCGATTCGCCTTGTTGGAAATAGAAGTTAGTGGGCATTGGCTTACCCTATCATGAATGTCGGAGGTAATTCGTATCTTCTCTGCATTTCATCTTCAATGGTTGAAATTTCTTGAATTGCTTCTTGGAAGATCGTATCCCCGTTTAGTGTTACACCCCCAGGTAATTGTATGCCTCCGAACTTTTTCATATTCTCGCCCCACTGACGCTTAATAAGTGCTGTTGCGTATTTCTTTAAAAACATGTCATCATATACCTCTGAGTAGTTAGCGGGATCTAAAATAGCATAAGCCTCAGCGACAACATAATCTCCGGGGTTGAAAGTTTTATCCCAATCAGTATCAATATAAAGTCTGTTCGTCTTTCTATTCCAACGAATTTGGCGAGATGAAACTAATAGTTGTTCTAGTGTTGTTAAATGAGACTGAACGATCGTGTAGTATGTCATATCTGCTCCTAGCAAATTATACAAATCGTTCTGTCTAAATTGATACATAATATCAAAGAGGTTACCATCCCTGGTATTAGCAGTAGCTGCTCCTCCAAAATTAAAAAGTCTAATAATACCTGTAATGCCGTTTGAAATAGGAATGTATCCCTTTTCAATATCGCCTTCGGTATAAAAATCTGAAGCAGAGACAGTTGCAACAATGCCAGACTCGGCACCGCTTACTGTTTCACTTGCTTGAAATGTGCCTGTAATTTTTTCAGCAGTAACATATTGTCCCGAAACAGAAGAAACTTTAGTAAATGCACCAGATGTTGCACCAATAATAGTCTCCCCTACTTGGAAATTTTCTACGACTGAAGATGTAAATTTAATCTTTGAGCCTTCAATTTGATGTCTAACATAAGTTCTCTCTACGCCATCAAAATGATACTCCTGAAAAAACTGCAAAGCGTCATCGATTCTATCGTTAATTTGATCTTCATCAACGTTTATCTCGATGACAGGAAACCCTAGCCTTCTAAGACAATAGTCAATTAAATCTTGTCTTGTAGATAAAGCCACTAGCTAAGTGCTCCTAAATCTTCTGTAGTTAATTGCCCGTTTGGTGTACTTAGATTATCAAAATTTGCAACCAAAGATTGTCCAAAAGCATCTGTACTTCCTGACAAACCTCCTAAGTCTCCTGTTGGAAACACAAGACTAGGATCAGCCACAGCATAGTTTGATAATTTAATAATATTACCCGAGCTGTCTTTTGTATAAAGAATTCTGTCAGCCGTGTTCATGGCAATCTCACCAACAGCTAGATCACTAACTGTTGGTGAGGATGAGCTCGTCTCACTTCTTTTAACTTTAATAGTTATAGCCATTAAAATTTATCCGTTTTAGTTGAGTAATGTTCCTGCACTATTGTAAATATTTATACGATAATACGCACTACTTTGACCGTCTAACAAATCTGAATCTAAACCAGACCCAGAACCATCAACTGTTTTGAGTTTGGCCAACACATCTGCTGCTGTGTAAGAAGCACTTGCTAACTTAGCATTTAACTGAGTTTGAATGCTGCTTGTTACACCATCAACATAATTCAATTCAACAGTAGTAGCAGTAACACCGTCAAGCAAATTAAGTTCAGCTGCCGTTGCTGAGATGCTAAGATCAGCTAGATTCTGTACTGCTGAATCTGCAAGTGCACCTTGAGCGCTAGTTGCTTTACCATTTAACTGTGTCTGGATATTGCTTGTTACACCATCAACATAATTTAATTCAACAGTACTAGCAGTAACACCGTCAAGCAGATTAAGTTCACTAACACTTGCGGTTAAACCAGTAAGTGTAACTGCTGTTGAAGCATTAGAAGCTGTGCCTGTCAAGTTACCAGTTACATTACCAGTAACATTACCTGTTAGGTTTGCTTCAACTGTTCCTGCTACAAATGTCTCTGAACCAATTGTCCACTTATCATTTGTTTCGTCCCACAAAAATGTTTTGGCAGTTGACCCGCCTCTGCTGATGCTAATTCCAGCATCTTCTGTAGGTGAACCAGATGTAAAGTTACTGTTTAAAACAATAGTGTTGTCTGCTAAATTAATAGTCTCAGAGTTAACTGTAGTGGTTGTACCGCCTACTGTTAGGTTACCTGTGATGTTGATGTCGTCATTAACAGTTACATTACCTGTACCGTTACCACTTAATACTAGGTTAGTATCAGTAGATTTGGTTGTAATCTGATCAACTTTAATGTTGTTAGCAAATGTAATATCGTTTCCTGCACTGTTTGTAATGTTTTGCCCATCTTCAATTTGAAGTGTACCTTTAACTTGAACAGTACCTGTACCTGTAGGATCAAGTTCAATGTCACCAGATCCGCTAGTCTGTACAGCAACGTTTTGGTTAGAGTCTGCAGAAATTGTAATTGTACCTGAGTTATCGGATACAACCTGTTGTCCGTTAACATATAACGAACCAGGACCTACATAAATATCCCTCCACTGTTTTGTAGAAGAACCTAAATCATAGGTAACGTCTGCTGAAGGAACAATACTGCCGTCTAGTACAGTAAGTAAGCTCTTAACTCTAGCATCTGTGTAATATTGGTTTGTTGAACCTTCTGAAACATCATCTGTATCAGCAGCTGCTAGTTTCGTATCGAAATCAGCATTTGCTCTTGCAGTTGTGTAGTAAAGATTAGTACTTCCTTCTGAAACATCATCTGTATCAGCAGCGGCTAGTTTCGTATCGAAATCAGCATTTGCTCTAGCAGCTGTGTAGTAAAGATTAGTTGAACCTTCAGTTACATCATCTGTAGTACCAGATAATTCACTTAAAGCATCTTTACTTTGTACTTGGGTGTCTACATAGGATTTTGTTGCCATAGTATCAGTATCTGCTGAAATTTCACCAGTACTGTTATTATAAGAAATACCTGTGCCTGAACTTAAACTGCTAAGTGTAATAGCGCTGGTATTAGATAAATCTGCTAGGGCAATTTCAAATCCACCTTGTGTAGAACCATCATGAACAACAAGGGTATCTTTAGTAGTATTAACAGTTATCTCACCTACTGCACCAGTAAATGATGAGTGTTCTGCTGTTGTTCCCCTTCTAAGTTGTAATATTGTTGGCATATTTTATCTCCTAGTATGTCCCACCATCAAGAGCGTCAACTTGGGAACCTGGCACTACCGCGCTAACTGGTAAATTATCTAAGTCTGCTCTTAAAATTTCGTATCCCCCTTGTGTTGTTCCATCATGAAGAACAAGGGTGTTTTTTGTTGTGTTTACGGTAATTTCTGCTTCAGCACCAGTAAATGATGCGTGCTGAGTAGTTGTACCGCGTCTAAGTTTAACTCTCGCTGCCATTAGGTTAACCCTCCGTAATCTACGCTGTTATAACCAATGACTGTATCAGTAATGAGGCCATAATCTAAGTCAGCTGTTTGTGTACATCTGACAATAGCTGTTCCTGGACTACTTGTAGTATCTACTGTAAAGTTTCCAAATGTTGTATCCAAAAAGGATATATTGGAAACATCAGCACTAGTAGAACCATCATTCACAGCAACACCACCGCCTATCGCTTGGATAGCATCACTTGAGTCTCTTACATACAGCTTTTTATCTGCTGTATTAATAGCAATCTCACCTACTGCTAGATCACTAGTTGTAGGTACTGAGCTCGCTGTTTCCGATCTCTTCGGCTTGATTGTTATCGCCATTTAAATTCTCCTGTTCTTTATTAGTGTACTCTGCTAACTGTTTTTTCAAGGAGTCAATTTTCTTATCAGCCTGTGAAAGTTCTTTCACTAAAATATCATTAGAGGTTTTAAGTTTGTCGTCTATTAAAACTTCTTTAGGCTCGGCATTTTTCAATTCTTTAATTGCTTGCTTCGCCTTTTGTAATTCTTGTTTTAACATATCGTTCTCATTTTCTAAAAATGCGTTAGTTTCAACCAATCCTGAAACATCATCTGCACTTTTAGAGTTTTTTTCCTCTTGTTGATCTTCAAAACTTTGTCTTAAAGTAACAATATATTCTTCCAACTCTTTAACTTGTTTATTAGCAAGTTTAAGTTTAGCTTCTAACAAAACTCCATCCATTGTTTTATCAGTTAACTTTTTTGATAAACTTTGAATGTATTCATTAATTAAAGCATCATTTTGTTGTGTATTTGTATCCATCATTCCACCTCAGTGTAAGGGGGCCGAAGCCCCCCTTTAATTATCAATTAGTAAGTTCCACCGTCTAAAGTAGATGCCCATTCTGGTGTTCCGTTGTTAGAAACAAGGAAAGTACCGTCGGCACCCGCTGCTGTTACTTGTAAAGCACCTGTTCCGTTACCATACACAATACCGTTAGCTGTAAAGCTACCAGCACCTGTACCACCGTCAGCTACTGCAATAGCAGCAGATAGGCCGGAAACTGTACCGCCTGATAATGAACCAGTTACGTCACCAGTTATATCACCGGTGATATTACCTGTTACATTACCTTCTACGTTTGCTACCATAGTAGCTACTGCATAACCTGTTGCAGCAGTGTCTACAGTTGTAGTAGGAGCAGATTGGGAGTCCTTAAAGAGCTTCCACTTGCCGTCGTTTGCGTCTCGGAATAAACCAGCGTATAGGTCTTGTGAGCCACTTGTGTCATAAAGACCAAAGAAACCAATGTCTACTGCATCTGAGCTATTGTTGCCAGAAGCTAGTTGGAACAATGGATCGCTTACTGTTAAGTTTGTGGTGTCAACTTGTGTAGTAGTACCAGCTACTGTTAAGTTACCAGAAACAGTTAGGTTACCACCAATTGTTGGGTTAGTAACAAGGCCAATTGCTACTTGGTTACCAGAAACAGTAACTTCAGTTTCGTTAGTTGTACCAGCAAATGTAAGAGTTTCACCACCGTTAACTGTATCGGTGTTTGAACCATCTGAAATATCAAATGATGTAGCAATTGCTGCTGTAGAAGCTGCTGTAATTCTACCTTGTGCGTCAACTGTAATAACAGGAATCGCTGTTGTAGAACCATAAGAATCAGCAGTAACACCAGAAGCAGGCATGCTAATTTCTCCGCCTGACTTGCTAAGTGTTGAGTCTACTGAAATAGCACCTTGTGCTCTTGCATCTGTAAAGTAAAGGTTAGAAGAACCTTCGCCTAAATCATCGGTATCAAATGCTGACATATCAACGTTAAGTGTAACGTCTCCTGATGTGCCGCCACCTGTTAAACCTGTACCCGCTACAACGCTCTCAATGTCACCAGCGTCGTTTGTGAAGCTAATAACACCAGTTGAAGAGTCGTAACTTAAATCACCACTTACACTAATTGAGCTTCTTGCTCTTGCGTCTGTAAAGTAAAGGTTAGAAGCACCTTCAGATACATCGTCTGTGTCGTGGTTGCTAATGTCACTAACTGTACCAGTTACATCACCGGTTAAGTTAGCAGTAATTGTGCCTGCTGTAAAGTTGCCTGAGGAATCCCTCTTAACAATAGCAGAGGCTGTGTTGGAGTTTGTAGCTCCATCAACAAGATCAGTGTAGTATTTACCACCTACTTTCTGAATAACCGCTGTGCCGTTTGAGTCCTTGGACTCAATGTACATAATAGCACTTGCACCGTCATTGGCTGCATCTTGGCTATACGCTAATTCGGCTTCGGCTAGATCAGTTGTTGTAGGTGCGGCTACACCACTAGATCTTTTAATCTGAATAACTGTCGCCATTTATTTTTCTCCTAAATATTTAGATTTTATTTTTTAGTAATAACCAAGATCATCAATTTTTATTTTTTATAAAACTAGTATGTTCCGCCGTCTAAATTTTGTATATTTTCTGACGAAATTGCTAAACCAGAAACAGGAGTTGCCTCCCATTTACCAGTATCGGCATTATATGTAAATGTGTAACCGTCTTGTGCACCTTCTAAATCAACATTAGCCAAACCTTCTAATTTTGTTGCTGTTTGAACTTTAGATGTTGATGTTGTCGTTGTTACAACGCCACCACTCCTGGTAGGAATCGTTACTTTAATCGCCATTATCGTGTTACCTCTGGAGTTACTGTTATAATGCCTTCCAAAACTCGAAGTGTTTCTGCTGAGGACTCTATCTCAACATCATAAACATATCTGCCAGCTTTAAGGCTGGAGGTTTGTGCTGCAGTCAAAGAAATTGTCAACTCTCCTGTTAAATTCACTTTCGAGGTTGTAAAACTTGTATAAGTATTAGTATAATAACTTTTTCGTAACTGAGCTCTTGCCGTATAATCAGACAGATCTTTTGCAGATCCGTCATCATTGGAAAGGTTTATTGATGTGGAAAATGTTGTTCCTTGATCAATAACAATGTTCGCTACAGTTGCCATTAGTGATTATCCTCTTACTCTGTTATTTATAAAAATTATTGGCTCTAATGAAAACAATTTTAACATTAAAATACGGTAACAAATACCCAGCGAACGCTGTCAATTCTATTTATGAAAAGACAAACGGCAAGTACAATTATGTTTGTGTAACTGACAATCCTGCTGGTTTGAACAAAAATATTAAAATTATTAATATGGATTGGGAGCCTGAAGGACACTGGGAAAAGATTAAACTACTAAGATATAATGATCTGGGTTCTGTTCTTTATATGGATTTAGATACAATTATACAAAAAAACATGGATCACATGTGGAATTATCTTGACAAACATCCAGTTATTTGTTATACTTATTGGAAACATAAGGACTTTCCTTTTTTAAAATCAAAGGATTGGTCTTATAACTATCTCAGTAACTATAATTCTAGTGTTATGCTTTGGAAAGACGCATCTCACATATATAATTACTGGAGAGAGAATGCAGACTATTACATGGTAAAGTATGCAGGAGATGATAGATTTCTTTTTCATGAAGATTTTACATTTGATCTTTTTCCTGAACAAGAAATATATTCATTTAAATTTTCCGGCGGTGAGTATAAAGAAAATTATACAATCGCCTTACTTAATGGACAAGAAGACTTTCCTAACTTAGCAGATGAATATAATAGGAGTATGTTATGGAAGCAAGAACAGTAAGAAATGCAACCGCGTTTTTTAGCAGTTTTGACGAATGGGACAAGCAAGACACGAATCAAATTTTAGACAAACTAAGAGATGGAGAATTTGTTTCAATTGTAGTACAAGGACCCAGAGAAGAATTTGATAACAAAGCAGCAAATATTTGCTCTGAACTAGTTAACTATGGATTAATGTATGGGAGAGACTACGTTATTCAAAATGTAGTAAATGATTAAGTTCTTTATATGATGAATTTTGTTTGTATAAAATGGGGTACAAAATATACCGCTGAACATGTAAACAATCTCTATAAAATGGTTCAAAAAAACTATACAAGAGATTTTACATTTACATGTTACACGGAAGAGCCTGAAGGATTAATTTGTGATAGTGCATATATTCCTGATGACGGCACACTCCATCCTAAATATTGGTTCAACAAGGAAAACTATTGCTGGGATAGAGCGAAGTTTCTCGTATTTAATTCATACGAGTGGCTACACTATCCTGGCAAATGGTGTTACTTGGATTTAGATGTTGTTATACAAGGAAAAATAAATGATTTGGAGGTACTAGCTAACAAACCTCGCATAGTACACACCACCTGGCAAGATCCAAAACAAAAACACGACAGACTTTTTATTGATATGCGTGGTACTTTCTTTAACTCTAGTGTAATGTGCTGGAACGGAGAGCAATGTAAGCACATCTATCACGATGTTCTTATAAACGACAGAATGGTGTTTACTACTTTTTATAAAGGCTCAGACAATTATCATTATTGGCGATATCGCGATTTTTGGAAAAACATACCTCTAGATTGGGTATATAGCTATAACAGAGGTATGAAGTATCCAGAAGATATTGAGCCTTTTAAATTTAGACCTGAAGCAAAATTTTGTTTGTTTAATACTGATAATACGCCCGATCCTAAAGCTAAAGAACAAATTAAGTTTGAAGACTTAAAAGATGAGAAGTTATTAAAACTATGGAGAGGATAAGAGTAAATTATATTGTTTGTAAATGGGGTACCAAATACGGACCTCACTTTGTAAACAAACTATATAATATGACAAAGAGGCATACGAATGATGAAAAATTTGATCACCATTTTTATTGCTACACTGAGCATCCTGATGGTTTGGATGATAATGTTAAAGTTATCCCCTTTCCTGATATTCCCAATATCCATCCTAAATATTGGTTTGGTAGTGATAATTTCAAATATGGAATGGCAAGGTGTTGGGACAGGCCAAAAACATTTGTATTTAATACGCACAATTTTGCTGACGACAAACCTACTGGCCGTTTTGTATTCCTTGACCTTGATGTAATTGTACAAAATGATTTAGAACCAATCATTATGTATGACTTAGAACGTCCCACTAAACTTAGAAGTTGGTGGCAAGATCCACGTCCAATGAAAACAAGACAGTTTAAATTGGCACATGGTGCATACACAAATGGCTCTTGTCAAGTTTGGGGAGACAATCAGGCAGAAGTTATTTGGAAAGATGTATTAGAGCATCAAGAAAGAATTTGGTTTACTTTTACAGACGGTACAGATAACTATCATAGTTGGAGGTGGGGAGAGTTTAGTAATGATCCTCTTTGGGGACATTTTCCCAGCGAATTCGCATACTCTTTTAATAGAGGAAGAGATTGGGAAGCAGGGGACTTAGAAGTAGACAAGTATAGACCAGAACCTATACTTTGTGTTTTTAATATTGATTTACTTCCTTTTGAAGATTCGAGTAGAGGTAAAACAAAACAAGATGAGTTGGTAGATCCAGACTTATTGGAGCATTGGAAATGATAAATATTTACACGGTGAAATGGGGTGAAAGATATGGACCCGAATACGTTAACAGAATACATAATTTATGCAAAGAGCATATTACAGAAGAATTTGAGTTCTTCTGCCTCACAGAATTCCCGCACAACCTAAACGTAGACATTAATGTTATTCCTTTACCTGAAGGAAACTACTACGAAAAATGGTGGAATAAATTACATTTGTTTGATAATAAAATTGTAAGACAAAGAGGAGAAAAACTTTTCTTTGACTTAGATATTAAGATACAAAAAAATGTTGATTGTATTGTTAATCATGAATGTGATGATAGATTAGTTTTTGTGAGAACACATTGGCACAATCTTAAAAAAATGAAAACAGACGTAAAGGATATTCCATGGGCATACACTGAACTAAACTCTAGTGTATTGAGATGGAATGACAGTTTAGATACAAAGAAAATTACAAAATTTGTTCAAGACTATCCTACACAGATGTTTTATTATTATCGAGGCCTAGATAATTTATTTGGGCATCAAAGGGAACGATTATTAAAATTAGACTATTTTCCAGATGGTTGGGTATATAGTTATAATAATGGTTATATGTGGCCTACAGATGTAAGACAGTTTGTAGAAAGAAAAGAGCCTTTAATTTGTCTATATGATTCAATGGAGAGACCAGAAGATGTTAAGTTATAACTTCTTAAACAATTATAAAAACTGGGGTGATGCGTTAGATAAAATTCATTACGAAATGCCCTACAAAGACGAAGACTTTCGTAAGTCTTTAAATCCAAATTCTATGGAAGCCGCTATTTGGTTAGTAGAAAAACTTGATGAGTTTTTAGATAAGAGAAAACTTACAATTACAGTTCTCAATTCTTGGTTAGGGTTTCCTTTAGTGCCTTTACTTTGCGAAAATTTATTTGTAAAGAAATTAAATCTTATTGATGTAGATAAAGATGCATTAGAATTATCTAAAGTATTTAATAGACATTATAGTGAAAACGGTGTGGAAATTAACCACATTAATTGGGACGTACCTTTTGCTTTTCATGACATTAATGCACTACAATCCGATATTTTAATCTCTATGTGTGCAGAAACAATGTACCCCTTAAAAGAACTAACAACCGCTAACCCAGAGTGTATTTTTGCTGTACAAAATTCTAACGTTATTAAAGAAATGTATGGTATTAATTGTGTAGATAGTATACCAGCTCATTTAGAAAATACTGGTATTAAGTATCCTCTCTATAGTGGTAGTATAAAACAAAAATACTGGACGTTTGATGGACTAAATGAATTTGAACGTTTTATGGTTATTGGAACGAAGTAGCATCTTCTCCAGAGATATCTTCAATCATATTTCTCCAGATTTCCAAATGAGGAATAACAAACCCTAAGGTTAAACGATCTTCGTAAGAGCCAGCACAATGATAATAAACTTTGTCTGGCTCTCTTCCTTTTCCGTAGTATCCTACTTTACAAGACCAACCAGGCTTATCTTTCATTTCTACTATCTCATGTGTAATTGGATCTCTGTATTTAAAAAATCCATTACCCCTTTTTGTGTATGATAAAAGAATGTTGTAACCAGAAGCATTCCAGTTATTGTGCCAGCTCATAAATCCCCCTTCAGGATAATAAACTTGCACTGCTTGATTTCGTGCACCTAAATAAGAACAAAGTTCTTTATTAAGTATTTGACATTCTCTTCTATGATGTTCCGGCGCTCGGCCGTCCATTAAAATATCAATAGAGTTTGTGTGTTCAGGATAGCCAATATGCTCTCCGTCTTTTTTCACAATCATATCTAAATATGCGTTATCACAACCAGTAATTACATTGTACCCACCCGCTCGGTTATGATCAATAGCCTGTTTTAAATCCGTTAGGTCTTGATTAAAAAACCAATCAGTGTATGGTTGTAGTAAATCGGTTAGTTCTTGACTAACATTAATCCATCTCATTCGTCAAGTTTCCATTCTGGTATAGTGTAATGATAAAGAACACGCTCCGATCCTTGTAGTTCTTCATCCCTATAGCCATTTACAAAATTCCATCTTGCATCAGGATCTTTTACAAAGCCCCAGTTTACACCGTGATCGCTATACTCTAAAAGCCTCCACATTGTAAAAGTGTCCCACTTAGTTGCATCCCTAGGATAATGTTCTAACTCATAATCTGGTTCTTGTTGACGATTATATTCTCCCCACCAAGAGCTCATTAGCTTAATAGTTTCAGGTTTGTCATTATAAATGAACCAGCCACAGTGTGCAGTCATTTCTTCAGTGTTAGAAAGTTTAGTTAACTTGGCATTGTATGGACGGATCTTTGTAAACACTAGATCTTTATCTTCCAATAGATCAAAAATGTTTTCAATATCCTCATGTTCGCAATACATATCGCAATCTAAATAACAAGTTGTTTTGTATGGAGTATGTTGCAACGCCCAAAGTTTAGCTCGGAGATGTGATGGCACTTCCCAAGTAATAACATTTTCAAATAACTGATAGTCGCCTGTACCTAAAGAACACTCATCGCTCTTTTGATCAATCCAACGTTCTTCTGTAAACAATGTGATTCTTGCATCAGGCCAAAAGTCTAGAATAGACTCTGCAAGTTTAACAGCGGCTTTATAGTAACCTACTCTTTTTGTTGCTACTAATAAAAAACCTTTTCCTTCTCTTACGACTTCCTTACTTTTTCTTTTTGGCATTATCAATCTCCTTTTGAAGAATTAATGTAGCATATAGCATAACCTCAGTAACAGTTTCTGCTGAGTGGATTTTTTTCTTTAGGGGGTTCCTAGACTGTTTAATGTCTAGCATTTCAAGAGCCTCGTTTTTAGCTCTTACCAAAGGATCCAATGCTCGTTCTTCGTTAAGTAGAAGCGTACAGTAAGCTGCAACTTCCATAGGAGATTTAGATTTTCTTATTAGTCGTTTAAACTCTGAATTTTTAGAGTTTTTAATTTCTTCAATCTCAAACGCTTCTAATTTTGCACCAAATAGCTGCTCTTGTTTTGCTCTTGCAGCCTGTGCTTCACGCCTTTCCATTTGACGTTTGATATTTTCGTTACGTCTTTTTAAACTATCCTCTGTATTCTTATCAATATCCTCTTCTGTATATTGAGAAAGAATAAGTTGCATATCAGGATTCGTACCATCTCTATCCATAATAGACATGATACGTTTTTGTCCTGTGGGTGTAACTGCGGTAACGATAAGATGACGATGTTCCTTATTAGACCAATAAGGAAACTCGTACGTCAGGTCGTCTTTTTTTGCTTTAGCAGGATCTACAAGATCGACTTTAACGTCTTGTAAATCAAATTCATTTTGCACTTCTGGCATTATGTATTCACTCCATTATGTAGAAATTTATCTATATTATACTATATGTATAATGTCTTGTCAAGTATATTATGCAGTTCTTAACCAAAGCCTAATTGTTGACACTGTATCTTTTGTAGCTTGGATAGTATCTCCAGCGTATGTTCCAGTATATGTACCGGAGTAGTAACCTACATAAGAACCAGTATAATAACCTGTATATGTTCCTGTATATGCTGATGTTCCAACATAGTAACCAACGTAAGGTCCAGAGTATGTTCCGCTGTATGTTCCTGAATATGTTTTAGCTCCAGTGTAATATCCGGTATAGTAACCAGTATAGTACCCGGTATAATATCCAGTATATGTTGCGTGTGCATAACCTGCATAAAAAAGAGTATAGTTACCAGTGTATGCTCCGGCATATGCACCTGAGTAACCACCTGCATAAGCAGATGTCCCTACATAGTTACCAGCATAGGTACCTGAGTAAGTTCCAGTATAAGAACCACTATACGTTTTAGGACCAACATAGCTACCAACATAGTTGCCTGAGTATGTTCCGCTGTATGTTCCAGCATATGGTCCTGTGTAAGAACCTACATAGTTTTCAGATGCAACTGCTTGTCTTGTATCAGTAAAATCATTACCCATCTGTGTCCATGTTCCGCCGCTAGTAGGAGCAGATGCTTGTAATGCGTAAGTACCAACACCATTAGCAATAATTCTATTTCTAAAGTTAGGTACAAGTTGCTCAATTTCTGCTTCTGTCATCATTGTAGCACTTGAAGAGCTAACTTTCATAGAAGCTAAATCAGAGTTGCCTGTATTTGTTGGTGTTGTTTTTTGCCACAAATATGTGGTGCTGTTACCGCCTTGTGCAGTATCAGTAATCGTGTATCGAGAAGTCCAAGTACCTCCAGCTGGAGCTGAGCCAGCTAGTACATATTGTCCTGCTGTATAGGTAGTCTCACCTACCATGTCGCCAATAACTTTATCTAAAATGTCTGTATCTAACGCAGTGTCATCAAATTCTTTAATACCGCCGTCGTAGCCTACGGGTCTGGTAGTAATACTTTCAGTAGCTGCTGATGTTACTTGTTTAAAATAATATGTTGTGCTGCTTGTTGCGCCAGCAGTTGGGTGATCTCCAATACTATCTTGTCTAATAGTATCAGTAAACGTACCAATAGATGTGCCGCTGAGAGCGTTAGCGGTATCTACATTTAATTCTGCTGTACCTGTTCCATCTGTATCAGATGCAAACTTTTTTGTAATTACATAAGAGAGATACTCTTGAATCTCTCCATCTGTCATTTCCTGCAAACCTTGGAAGTTTGAGGACGTAATCGGTGTTCCAGATGCTTTTACTCTTAATGGTCTCATAGTCCTCGTCCTTAGTTAATTCTAGTGCCAGATGAATCAAAAACAAGTACATCGGCCATGCTGTTCCATTTGGAACCTGAAACTGCAATAAGTTCCATAGTCATGCCCGGCCCTAAAGATTTCGCTACGTTTGTACCGTTAGCGTCAATTTGATCTGAAGTCCCTGGATAAACGTTAATGTTTACTGATGTGTCGTTAACAATCTTTACCACCAACCCTGTTACTGCTGATGGGAGTACGACACCCTGATTAGCGGCTGCTGCGGTTACAACATTATAGGTAGATGTAAGTGAAGTAGCATCTCCTTGTGTTGTACCTGCTGCTGAAACAGAACCGCCTACACTAAATGAAGATGATCCTGTTACTGTTAAATCTCCACCGACATCTAAGTCAGTTGGAGCCATATTATCACCGCTCTCGTACTTATCAGTATTTAGGTTGGTAAAGTTATTGTCAACTTCAGTATTCGTTAAAGGGCTACCTTTAACTGTTCTTAATGTAAGTGTTGCCATTTCTTTACCTTTTTAGTTAAATTTAGAAGTTATTAATTTTAACATACTCTTAATTTCATTAATCTCATCTCTGAGACTATTTATATCATCTACGCACTTATCTAATTTAGCACGTTGATTATCACTGTTTTTCTTTCTCAATTTGTAGTCTTGCAAACCTCTTTTATTACAAGACAATAGTGCTTTAGAAGATAAGTCTCTAACAAAATCTGTTCTTCCTTCTATAGCAATCGTATTTATATCTTTCATAATCTTATACCTGCAACGCTATAGCTCGTAAGTCTTTAATCTTAGGCACTTGCGCTGTATTAGACGCCGTTGGCACAACCTTAATAGCAAACTGTTTGTACGTTTTATATGTAGTTATGCTCTGTGTTGCAGTTGCAGTAGCACTTGAGCCACCGCCTCCAGTAATGGTTACTGTAACAGTACCACCCTTATAATCTCTACCTGGATCTTCAATATTAATTGCTGTAATCTGTCCTGTACCTGTATTAACATCAGCAGTTGCTGTTGCACCGTATCCATCTAAATATCCGCCCGAGTGGGTAATGGTTACAGTAGGTTGTGAAGTGTAACCACTTCCACCATTTGTTACTGCGATACTGCTAATTACATGCACATCGTATTCAAATACACCAGTAACAGGGTCTACGCCCGCATCATCGGTTTTTGCTCCCCCTCCAAGACTTGTTTTTTCAGGAATACTATAAACATATTCAATAAAGTCATCGGTTGTGTCTTCTGGTTTTGCTTCAAGCTCTAATGGAACCCAATGAGCATCTTCTGTTAATACACCTGGATCGTTTGAGTTTAAACCTTTGAAGTACGCATAAACATTAGCTCCTTCTGGAAGTTTGTTTGCTAGGAACACTTGCATATCTTCTGCATCTTGTCCTTCGTCTAATGTAACACGTCTTGAAATATATCTAGAAGCGGAATCTCCACCTCTTCTTCCATCTTCTCCGTTTGTTGTGTTGTTTATATCATTCTTAAAACACAATGCTGTTACGGCTGCAACATCAACCATTGGAGATACATTAGAAGAACTTGAACTTAGAACAACATCCATGTTAAATGTTTTGTTACCACTATAAGTGTCAACCTCATTGCTTCTGCTGTAAATTGTTTTCTGATTTTCTAGTTCAGTTGTAAAGCCAATATCTGCGGGATCAAATTCAGTTCCTGCAGCAATTGAACCAGTTTGTGTCCAAGCAATGGAAGATCTAATAGTAGTGTTATTCGTTTGCAGCGCACCGTTCGTAATTACAAAGGCGTCCACTATTTTATCTGTTAAAGAAGATAGTGATGCATAACCAACAGAAGAACCTATTAAATCTCCTACGTTAAACGTAAATGCTCCAAATGCTTGTTCTGCTGTTGCATAGCTGTATAAGGTATTCCATTCTCTTACGACAGCTGTTTTTAAGTCTAAAGACGCTGTAGCGTCTGTAGTCGCGCCGCCGCCAGTAATAGATACTGTTGGTGCCGAAATATAACCAACTCCTGGATTTGTAATTGTGATTCCTGTTAGTTCTCCAGTTGAAGTATTTACTGTTGCAGTTGCAGTAGCACCTGAGCCACCGCCTCCAGTAATTGTTACTGTGGGGGCTGATGTATAACCAGCGCCGGCTGTATCAACTGTAGGATCAAAAGCATGTAAAATAGTTCCTGGTTCAAATTTTTCTGCATCAAAGGACCAATTTTCAAATGACATCCAATCATATGGCTTGTTAACCATTCTTAAAGTTTTACTTCCTGTTTGGAAAATACACTTATTGATTTGGAACATCATGTCTTCACCTTGGCGAGGAGTCCAAGTTCTGTTATTAGCAGATGAGAACATCATACCACCATGTGGTTGTTTGTCAATTCTTTGGTCTGTACCGTAGTGATTTTCCCCAAGAGTTGCTGTCCAAACATTATATGAATCGTTATCATTATCAGGAATTGGCACAAAACAATATTCGGTATTATTTTGTAAGTAAACAGGCACTGGGAATTGGAATCTTGTTCCAACAAATTGTGCAGCACCAGTTGATGGATCTTTTCCGGAAATCTGAATCTGTCCACCATTTAAATGAACCTCACCAAAAGGTAAAACTCTTGGTCCTGGCATACCATTAATAACTTCTCTAATTTGTAATTTAACACCTAAAGATTCGGATCTAGTAGCAAAGAAAAGATCAATTGAATCAATAAAACAGCCTCCAGGGTGGTTCTGAACCATAAATGTTTGAGCTAATGGATCCATTGCCATGCCCCATGCGCCCTCGTTCACCCAAAAGTCATCCATGATATCGTCAAGAAGTGACTGCCAGTCGGTTGTTGGCGGAGGTGGAGGTGGCTCCGCTGTCGGGGGAGGATCAGTAGGCTCTGGTGTTGGCGGTACCGGCGTAGGTGTCGGCGGTACCGGCGTAGGTATAACAGGCTCCGGCGTTGGTGGCTCCGGCGTAGGTGGTTGCCCCGTTGGTGGCGGAACAATAGGAGTAGGCACTGGCGTCGGCCTAGGAGTTACTACCGGGTTTGATGGCTGTGGCACGAAAACAGTAACAGGCGGAACATAAACAGTAGGACCTGGTACCGGAATAGGATTAGGTATAATTGTTTCTGTGGGAGGAGGTAGTGGTGTTCCGCCCCCAGGAACAAAACTTAAAGATGTATCTGTTACTGTTCTATCTCGAGTTGTATGAACCGCGTTAACTGTTGCAGTTCTTAAAGATACAATAGTTCCTTGTTTTTGTTGTGATAAGCCCGATGAATAAAATTGAGAAACAGTGCTTGTTGTAATAAACAGTTCTCTATTTTGAGCATCGTCAACTAATAGAAAATTTCTATTACCTGTTCTAAATACTCCTGCTGGCACTCTAAAAGAGCCTCTAATATTACCGGATGCGTCTGTGAGTAAAGGATCTCCGTAATCATTATCTCCAGCCCAAGCTGGACGGCAATGTTGTGAAACATTAATACCATCGAAGAAAGGATATACTCTTGTATTAGGCCTTAAGCGAGATGCATTAAAGTTGATAATTATAGATCTCATAAAAGGAACAACGCTTGTATTAACTACACGTTCGCCTAAATCTTGTGTTTCAGAACCACCCTCTCCAATAACCAATGAGGTTCCAACTGACTGTTGATTCTGTGTTGTTGTTGTGGTTGTATATGTATCAGCAGTCCCGTTACCTTGTCCTGGGGCAACAGCTCTGTCTACTGAAACACTAGTTTGAGAAACGCTTGCTGTTCCAACATCTTCCCATGCACCCCATTGTGTTCCAAAAGCATCTGCCATTTGTACCATGTTGTCATACAAGCCGTTAAAGTTTGCAGTAATTGCTGGAAGAGTTGAGGTGTCTACAAAAGTGTCAAATTCAGGATCTATTACCATGTCACCATTGTAGTTAAATAAAAGCTCTGTTACTAAGTTTGTATAATTACTTGCTTGTTTTTGTGCTGTTAAAGGCCCGGTTGCATAAGGCAACATTGCTACACCCTCTTTAAGTTGAGGATATTCAAGAACATTAGGTCTTTTTACTAATACGTTTGTTGCAGATGAAGCACTCACCATCAACGGAATTTGTTCTTGGTTAAAGAAAGGCCTTAATTCTTGTCTTTTAGGATCAATAGCAGCGTGGAAATCGTCATCACTAACTGCTGAAATGTTGTGTCCTCTAAAATTGTCTACAAGAATACCGTTTTTAAATCTGTCATTGTTATTAGCATCTCGAATAGTTAACTCTGCCGCATTTTTTTCTAACAAACTCAATGCAGTATAGTATTCCATTCTTGTGATTCTTTGATCGAGTTGACCAATATCACGCATTGTATAACGTCTATTGTCGTTATGTTTAATATTAATTCTATAATCTTGTCTGTTGATATTTTTTGCAGCAGCTGCTGATAAACTTGGATATGGTGGAATAATAAAAGCTGCTAGTTCCATTGCATCTGGAACCATTTGAGGTAAGACAGGATTATCTTTGTAATCTGACTCGAGGACTCTAAAATTTCCTTCTCCGTCTAAAATTACTCTTGCGCCGCGTCCTCTGTAATATTGTAAGTCTGTTGAAAATTGTTCTACAGGTACAGGGTTAGTCAAACCATCTGCAGGTCTGTCAATTTGTTGTACTTGAGAAGGATTCTCTGGTGCAGTAGCTACTGATGAAGTTGGAGATGCAGTGTCTGTCATTCTAGGTCTAAAGTCGACACAATCTTTTAAATTAAAATCTCCATACTTCTGTGAACGATATAACGGAATTTCTTCTGTCTTAATTCCTGAAACACCTGTATCATCTACAGGATATGAATCCACGCAGAAGAAAGAGGCACCGTTACTAGTATGTGTAAAGTAATCAAACTTAACAAGAATATAAGGAAGTGTAGCTAAGTTTACTGTTGCACCTTGTTTTTTAATAATCTTACAATGTCCGTAATAATTATCGCCTTGTCCATTATCAAAAATAAACTGATTTGTTACATCAATTGCACCAGTTTCGTAATCTGAATTTGATGATGCTGTAATTTCTTTTACACGGAAACCATCAGCTACACCAAGTAAGTATGTTCCACTTGTGCCGTTGACATGTGTGGCAGTATCAATTTTAACGTATCTATCTTCAACAATAGATTTAGATGTTGGTGCAGTATCTGCTCTTTGTACGTTAACATATACTCTTGCATTTGTTGCAATTGAAAAAGTGTCTGGCAAATCAATAGTTAAGGACTGAGGATTGTTAAGAGTAAATGTAGCGCCTGTTAAATCTAACCAGTCTCCATTATTTTTAAGTCCTGCAGGAGTTAAAGTAACTCCTCCCTTTAAAACCATTGAGAAGTTATTTTCAATGACTGTTTGTGTAAAACTTGTGTAAGGGAAAGTTTCGTCAGTAGAAAGTGTTAAAGTAAATTGTCCAGTTAAACCAACTGAGATATCAAACTCTTTAGTGTATTGGAAATTATAGTCATATGCTGTTCCCCCAGCATCTGCTCGAAGTGTTCTAATATTTTTCTTAGGTAGTCTCCATAAGAACTTATTAAAAGAAGTTTCTTTTATCTCTGCAAGTCCACTATCTAGAACAATGTCTCCAAATGCTTCTGTGCCAGAATAGTTGTAATAAATAGATCTAACTGCACTAAACTCCCCAGATAACATCTTAATATCATAAAGGTATAATCTGTATACTGCTGCAGCTGTGCCAGCTGTTCCGTCTGAGTGGGTAACATGTCTAACTCTTGCAGTACCTACTTTTGTTCCTGAAGCTGTTCCTGTTCCGGAGCCACTTCCAGCAGTTACTTTGTTTTGTGCGGTATCATAAAGGTCTACTATACCCCCGCCATCAACATCAAATACACCAACTACTTCTTCAATGTTTACATAGTTACCATACGCAGTACCAATTGGAATGCCTTCTTTGGTAACATAGTTGGTTGATTTATCAATAGCTATTCTTACTGTTTCATATGTTTCTCTAGGAAATCCTTGTACTACCGATTTACCGGGAGCAACAGTAACAGCTAATTTTGAACTATCTCCAAGATCGGCAAGTGATAACCATCCTCCATTTCCATTACCATCTTCTAAATGCTCAATAACATCAACTTTATGTCCTCTAATGGTGTAATCACCTGAGTTGTCATAAAATCTTTTAGCAATTTCTTTACCTAAAGAAGCAAATGGATCTGTTTTGGTATCTACTTTTAAAATTGCTCCGTATTTAAAATCTATCCAATGATAAAAATCATCTGGAATTTCTGTACCTAATTCAACACCATACTCTTGTAGTTTAAGAGAGGTTAAATTTACAGTATATTTTAATCTGTCTGCACCTGGTGCGTTGTGGTTGTAAGAACCTTGAGCTGGATCTAGTAATGTCTGATCTGATCCTGACTGAACAATTGATTCACTTAACAACCAACCAACACTGTAATAACCAGCCATAGTATCTAATGTATCAATAAATATCGTTTGTGCATCTACTAATACAAATTTTCCTGCTAAGTAAACAATACCTTCTGTAATTGAAATTCTTTTAGTTTTACCATACCAAATTTCTCTTGCAGTTCCAGAAGTAGTATTATTAGTTACAAATGTTCTACCGATTCCATCCCCTTCTACTACTGTTAATTTTTCATTAGGTAAAAACTCTTTTGCTGTACCTCTTCCGCCAACATAGTCGATGTATAATGCCTTTAAATCGGGTGCATCAGTTTCACTTCCCTGTGCAACATAGCGAACATAAGCAGAAACTTGAGATGTTGCTCCATATAGTTTGGATCCAACAACCTGTGAAAGATTTGAAACATCATTTCCATTAAAGTCTGTATCGTTAACTTTAATATAAGGAACATCAGTAATAGTTTCTGCACAACCTGTAATTACTGTACCTTCAGTAATTGCCCAGTTGCCAAGAGATTTGATGTTGTCTTGTAACAATGTTTGGAGCTGTGTTAACTCCCTTGCCTGTACAGCAACACCTGGCTTAAATAAAATTCGCTGAAAGCCTTTGGTAGGATCAAAATCATCAAAATATGGAGCTGCGTTTAAATTAATTGCCATTTATTGTGTCCTAAAAATCTATAACTAAACTAATGTTTTCTACTTGGTCGGAAGATCTTGTAATGGGGGATCTGTTTTCAATATATGTTACCTCCCCTGTAGACATTTTAACTTCCGGTTCTGTTACACTATTTATACTTAAACCGCTAACGCCTGTTGTAGTATTTTCTAGAACACTTTGATCTGTTATAACTGGTATATCTGCTACCAAATATAAATCAAAAGTACTTCCGTCTGTATTGTCTACAATTTGTGCTACTCTAAACTTACCACCGTCTGCATTAGTAATAACATCATCTACGGTGTAAGGAATTTTGTCATTTACATTAACAACATAACAAGACGTTGCAGTAAGATTTGTAAAGTAACTTGATTCATCATAAGTGTAAACGTTTTTAATTACGCCTACTTGTCTAAAATCATTACCTAATATTAAATCTGCATTTGAATTATCAGAGAATGATATATTTACACCAACTGTGGTTGCAAATAATTCTCTTATTGCGTTAGATCCGTGTCCTCCTTGAGGAGATATTACTGCCTCAGCGCGAGCATTAACACCAATACCAACAGGGCCGTTTTCAATAGTTACAGTAGCATAACTATAACCAGAACCAGCATTAGTAACATTAATACCTAATATTGCACCTGTTTGTTCAGAAATAGTTAATGCTGCCTCAGCGCCTGAGCCGTCGCCCTCGATATGTACATAAGCATCACCTGAGCTATAGTCAACACCAGTATCTAAAATTTTAATTTTATCAATGGTTCCCATGACTGCAGCTGCTTCAACAGATGATTGAAGTACGGGAGAGGGATCATCATCACCCAAAGTAACCTCTGCTACAGCACCCGATCCTCCGCCACCGGAAAAGGTAACAAAAGCGAAAGAATATCCTTCGCCGGGGTTATCAATAGTAACACCGTCGACGGCACCTGCAGAGAAGGTAGCTGTAGCAACAGCACCTGTGCCGTCTCCGGATATAATGACTGCGGGTGCTGAAGTATATCCACTTCCTCCATCTGTTACTGTAATGGTATCAATTTCTCCGTTTACATCAAAAGTTGGATTACCAGTAATTTTTCTTACTGGTAGGTGTGAGGAATCTAAAAACTTAGTTCTATCAGCGGCAGAAACTTCAAACATAAACTTCCAAATATAACCGTCTGATAATTCAAATGCAGATGTACTAGTACTTGTTGGTTTAAATGTGCTTTGAGAATTGTAATTATTATCTAAACACTTATAAACTTTGTACTCATCCGTCATTACATAAAAATTTGCTTGATCAAGAGTCTCAGCTCCTGATTGAGCAGGTGAGCTAGCGGAATATTGATGATCATATGAATCATAAACAGTTCCGCTAACCCAATCTATTCTTCTTGCCAATAGGCAAACATCGCCATCATTGACCCTTTGTAAAAACATGGCTTCTCGTCTAAACTCGTTGATATAGTAATCAGAGTCAGTGGGAGAAGGAGGAGCTTCCTCATCCTCCCACGCTGTAGTTTTGCCAACTACAAAATAATAATAGTCGTTTTCGTTAACTATATCTCTAAAAAAGGATCTAGCTAATTCAACTCTACCAAGTTTTCTTAGTAATAGGGCCACTAACTCTTACCTTAGCTGATTGTTACAGTCCAAGTAATAGTCATAGAGTCTGATGCGCCTTTATTGACTACTGAAAATACAGTTCTGCAAAGTAATGTACCGCCTGTGCCGTTGTTTAAAACACCAGCTTCAGTTAGTGCACCTGTTCCTGTACCAGCAGCAAAAGTTGCTACATACTCAATAGCATTGTTAGTAACAGTAGCAGAATCAAGAGCTACTCTTGTAAGTTCTGTTCCTAAAGCAGTATCAGCTGATGCTGCAGCAGTGTTGTCTGTACCAACAGCCATATGTGACATAACAGCTTCTGATGTGCCGTTCATTCTAGATGCAATAAAATCCAATCCAGAGTCGACAACAAGGTTGTCAACTGTAAAATCTTGTTTTACAGAACCGAATTCGTCTCTAACTACAACGTTAACTTTACCTGTAGCCTTTTGAGTTTCTTTGTTTAACATTTCGTTCTCCATTTAGTAATTAAATAGGTGTTCCTGAACCAACATAATCGCCTCCGAAGAAGCCTTCACTTGAATAGTTTTCTACTACTACCAAGCCTGTATCAGATGTTGTTAGTAACTCCTGTTTATTAGTTGTTGTTTGTAAATTTGTATTGTCTGTAGCTGATAAAATATCTGCTACTCTCTTCTGTTTATTTATAACGGTGAAATATGTTCCTACATAATCTTCTAAGAAGTAATTACCATTAACATAATTCTGAATGCCGAAATTTAGTTCTTCATCAAGGTTAATGTCATCTCCAACTCCATCAGGACCAAATCCTTCAATTAGTTGAGTGAATTGTTTAGTATGTGTATCACTTACCGTTCCTGTGTCAGTCACAGGTTTTGAAATATCTTTAGCATCTGTTTCTGTTGCTAAAGGTATTTCTGAAATAGCTTTGTTTATATCAAAACTATCAAGAGCATCTGTGGATACTGCACTTTCTATAACATTCTTATTATATGTTATAATATCAATATCAGATGCAGTTTGTGTTTCAGTAAACACTCTTATAAACTGTATTACATTTTCAAAAGACTGTAAAACAGTTAGCGTTTCTGTAAACGGTTTATTTAATAATTTAGTATCAGCTTCTGAAATAGAAACTGTATTGTCAATAGGTTTATTGATTTCTTTAATATTTGCTTCTGACGCAGTTAGATCTTCTTCTTTGTTTAAAGTAATATCTAATGCTTGATCGTCTGAATTAAATACAGTATCAAAAGGTTCTCTTATATAATCTACGACTCTTTCAAATACTTGAGATACACTTCCAACATCTGCCTTAGCAAGTCTTAAGTACTTAGAATCTTGTTCAATTGCAACAGCAACCTCTTCTTTATTCATATCGTATCTGAAGAAGTCAAAGTCTGTTACATGTGTTAAATCAGTTACATTCTTGCGGTAATCAAGTTCTACAAGTAATGTATCTGCTAATGCAAGGTCTGTAATGAATTTTCTAAATACTGTACCAGTAATTGCAACACTAATGGTAGAAGCAAAATCTACATTATGTTTAATAATTAGATCAGAAAATACTTCTAAGCCCGCGGGGTGGATGAAGTCTTTTAAAGGTCCTTCCCATCGTTCTTGAGCAGTACCAGTCTTAACAACGTATGAATACTTCTGCCATTTTTTGTTATCTTGTAATACGTTAACATTAGATAACTTTCCTTTGTCGTCAATATACTTACCAGCATAAGTTAACAAATAGCCAGATGTTATTCTTATTGAAGCTACTGTTCCATTTCTCGAAGTTATATTAAGATCAGTATTTACATTTAAAAATCCATAACCTCCAGATATAACTTCCCATGCAACAGGTGCGTTATAATTATCTGGATCAACTTCTAGAATTTTAATATAGGCACCGTTTCTACCACCAATAAGAACATAATCTTCTTCAAAGTATGTGATAGAATAGCCTCTGCCATCGTCTCCAGTTTCATTAATTTCAAATGTATCTCCAACTCTAAAACCGGAGTCTGAGGTGTATGAAGTGGAATTTGTAGAAACTGAAACAAGTGTTCTAACTAGGTCTCCATACTTAGTCATTGAAGCGTGCATGCCAATGGCTAGATGAGTTTCTATAGGTGTTGTGTTTATAATTACGGTAGGATCAGTATAACCACTCCCTCCGTCAGTAATTGTAACAGAAGCAATTTGTCCGTTTTCTATATTTGCTCTTACTGTTGCTCCTATTCCTGTTGGGTCCCCGATGCTTATAGGTGGGGCAGCAATATATTCACTTCCCCCGTTTAAAACCTCTACATCGGTTACTACACCTGATGTAACAGTAATATTAAATGTTGCTCCGGTTCCAGGACCTTCTATTTTTGTTACTGTATCAGGTAAGTTAAGATATACTTCATAAGTTTGTGGAGCAGTGTAAGCAATTTTTTCAACTCTTTCTACAGTTGCATCAATTTCTTTAACTGTAGTAATTGTACCAGTTGTAGCATAATAGTGTATACCTACAACCTTACCTGGGAGGGTAAGAGGATCAGGACCTCCGTCAATTTCAGTAATTTTTATTGACTTTTCTACAACCCACTGTCCATCAGATGGGCGTAATAAGTAGTGTTGTGGATAATAAACTTCTACTTCTTCGTTGTAAAGAATCCTAAAAAACATTTCAATGGATCTTCTTGATCCTTTAGTTTCGTAAATGTCTTTTAGTCTTTTTAGTAAAGTTGTTTTATCTACCGATAAAATTTTAGGCAAATCGATACCTAGGTATTTTTGCCACTTGTTTAAAAAGGCCTCTGAGGCCTTGTCTATATCGTTAACATGTTCGTTTAATAAAAACTTTTCTGGACCTTCCGTCGCCATCCACTCATAATATTTTTTAAGAAATAGAACAAATTGAGGATAACGATTTGTAATATATTCTGGAAACTGTTGTTCCAGTAATAGTGAATGTGTTTGATCGTATTCAGTGCTTGAGTCAGTAGCAAATGAAAGGATTGCTATAAGTTGTGCACCACCTCCTCCACCGCCTCCAGTTACAGTAACGGTAGGAGAACTAGTGTATCCAGTTCCTGGATTAGTAACAGTTACGCCTACAATTTCTCCACTGTAAACCTCAGCAGTAGCTGTTGCTCCTGTGCCGCCGCCTCCTGAGATTGTAAGTGTTGGCGCAGAAGAATATCCACTACCTGCATTTTGGATAGTTAACCTAGAAACATACCTGTAATAACTAGGAATGTAATGAGACATTAATCTTCTCTTACTCTAGCAGTTGTTGTTATAACCATACCGTTCTGACTTCCAGTATTAGTATTAAACGTGGTGTTATCTAATTTTAATATTGTGTTTCTAGAAGGCAAAGGTATGATTGGATTTTCACTTACAATAGTATTTCTTGTAAGTATATCTGTTTTAATATCTTTTACCGTTTCATGAGGTATAACATTAAACCTAACAATATTTTCGTTTGAATAAGTTGACTTGACAATTAAATCTGGAAATACTATTTTTCCAGTATCATAATCAATAGTACCAATGCTTGCTATTCTTTTGCCGTCTGTACCTTCCAACATGAGAGTACCCATACCACTATAACTTGGAGCTACTACATCTGCATTAGGAACATCAATAACCTTTACCTTATATGTGTTGTTTGATAATTCGTAATTAAACCATGTACTGTAAAAAGTTCTTGGTTGTATTTTTGCATTAAATGTATTACGATATGTACCTACTGCATTAATGTCAGTGGTTGTAATTCTCTTTTGTAACCTGTAATTGAGAGCTAAAGAAACAACCGCATCACTGATATTTAAAAGTTCGTTGTGTAAATCGTTATAATATAAGTGTTTATTTAAACTATTTAAACTGTTAGAAAAATAATTAGTAATTGCGTCTTTTGCCAAATTAATAATTTGTCCAGAAGTTAGACCTGTTTCTTTTGAATTGTAAGAAACATTCAATTGAATTCCTACATAAGTAAACTCTGGATCAACAAATTCAGGAATAATAGCAATTGGTGTTTTAGGACCAATAATTTCTGCTTGAATTTTATCTTTATCTGACTGTGTGATAATAGAACCTGAAACAGGATTTAACGACAAAAACACCTTCCCGTAAATTGGGGGATCATTATCTTCACCTCCCCAAACAGATACTGATTCAATATTTGGGTTTGCTGCTAAAATTAACGATTGATAATCTCTAGCAGTAACCGCACGTTCTTTTGTTGCGTTGTATCTTGGTGCATTTTTCTTAATACTATCTACAGACTCTCTAGCAACACCGCCTGCAGATGCTTGAACAGTTTGAACCTGAACCTCTTCTGTAGATAGTGTTAGAGTTTGTCCAACGGAAAACTGCCTCGCATTGTTGGCAGGTGCTCCCACTGTAGCAAGATAATCAATTATAACAATATTTCCTACCTCAAGAGCTCTACCTACAACACCGTCACCAAATCTAACTTGATATAAACCATCTGCGCCTTCTTCAATATAATAAGAAGCCGTCGTAGATTTAACATCTATAAATTTGTCTCTTTGTGTAAAGGTAGTAAGTCCAAAATCTGTTGCAGAGTTTTGTACTCTTACTCTTAGTGTTGATGTGTCAACACCGGCATTAGGGATCGTAAAAGGTCCAGTTAAGTTAGAACTATTTACAATAAAACTATTTGAAACTCGCCGGCCTTCTTTGATTTTTAAACCTGGGAAGGCAAACAAATCTCTTCCCTGAAAATTTCTTAAAATAGAAAATTGTCCAGTTTGAGGAAAAAAGGTGTAAAACTGTCCGTCAATAGTTGTTTGAAAACGAGTATCTCTTGTAATACTTAAAATAGTATCAGTGTATCCTGCTGGAGGGTAAACGATTAAATTTACAGTTGCCTCAGCTGCTCGTCTTGATCTTGGTGTGTATCCAATAGCCTTTGCTAAGGATACCACCGAAGAACGTTTGACTGCACTGTCAAGAAAACTTTCGTTTACAATCATGTGGGACAACATAGCATTATAATGTGTATTATAAGCTAAGACGTCTAAGAGAATTGAAAGGCCAGAGCCCTCAAAATTATAATCTGAAAACTCGTCTTGAGCTTGCAGATAAGTTTGTAGGCTTTGCTTAATAGATGCAAAGTCTAATTCTGAGACATCTAGTTGTGCCATGTTACCCTCGATTTACTTTTTGTTATTCTACAACAACCCAATCTTCGTCAGCGTCGACAGTAGTAACTGTTAAGGTAATGCCATTTTCAGCATTCCAAGCGTCTCTGTCTAAGGCTTCTTGTGGCTTTGGATCTAACCACAACACTGGATCTTCGTCAGTGCATTTAATTCTAGTTTCCTTGTAATCCCCCCAATTATCAGAAGATGTAACAATTAACTGACTCTTGTCAGTGTTTAGTTCTTCTGAGGTTGGAAAGGCGGGATCAATAGCATAAGATGCTTCGATCACATGAGGGTGTAAGCCTTCAAATCTAGGACTATCTGAATAGTCTGTAATTGACTCTAAATGATCATCAAACCATTCAGCAGTTTCAGGCTTTTCTTCTCGGATAATAGTAATTTTATTAGCCATTTTATCTTAATCTCCTTAAATTTAATGAAAGTGTTTGAGGCGAATCAACGCCTCTCACGGTATAATAGATCGCCACACTATACGAGTTTAGATCAACTGCTGGCTGAACGTCAACTCTATCAAGGCCAACTCTTGGCTCATAATTAGTAATGACTTGTTCTACAATTTTTTGTAATGCTACGGCAACCTGAGGACTAACATTTTCAAACAATAATCCTCTAATGCCGGTTCCTAGTCTAGGTCTAAATAATCTTTCATTAAAATTTGTAGACACTAAACTAATGAGTGCTTGTTTGACTGCATTTACATCGACAACCTTAGAGATATCTCCGGTAGCCGGATTTGCTGTAAAGTTTAAATCCAGGTCCTTATATATTCTACTTGTTTTGGCTGTTTGTATTGGCATAAATGTATTTATAACAATTAGCCCTGTGGTCCTTTATATATTTTTGGTGGTTCAAAGTTTTCGAATCTTGCTTCTGCTTCTCCTATTCTAGCAGCAATATCAATTGTAAATACAGGTTCCGGTAAAGGTGGTAGTTTGTATCCTTTTAATATTGCTTTAGCATCTACTTCAGGGAAGGTGATGCCTGTAGATTTTACAATAATCTCACCTGAAGGGTCCTCGTTAATGCTAGGCAATAACTTACAAAGAGCCGCTATATCTGTTGCTCCTTGCCCTAAAAGACTAGATGCTAAACCTAACAGCTGATCAAAGTCTCTTATTGGATTGCCTGAGAATTCAAATCCTCCAAGACTGTCAATAATGCCGCCCCACTTTTTACCTAATTGTTGCATCTTTGCTGCAGCAGCAAGAGCTTCGTTTCCACCGGCAGCAATTTTGTCAACTAAATCCAGTGCCTCTTTAAGGCCGCCTTCTAAGTTATCGGCTTTTTCTTTTACTGCATCGGGAATCATGGCAACCAATGCGTCTTTGAGAGAACCTAGCTCGGCTTCAATTAAGGTTTCAACAGAATCAAGAAGATCGGAAACTCCAAACAAAACAGAGTCTAACAAATCATCAAAAGCTTCGTCAAACTCGAGTATTTTTTGTGCTAATTCTCTTAGTCCTTTTGCAGGTCCACAATCACTTGGATCGCCAAAACCAATACCATCAGTAATACCAGGATAGTTTGCTGGGGGCTTAGGTGTCTTAGGTGGCTTAGAACTTGGAGGCTGGCCAGCAGGTGGACTAGAAGCGCCCCCTGAGCCTCCGCCTCCTCCGCCGCCGGTAGCGCTCCCGCCTCCTCCGCCGCCGGTAGCGCTCCCGCCTCCTCCGCCGCCGGGAGCATCTCCTCCGCCTTCTGCAGTGGGTTCATATAATTTTGTTACTTCAATAACAGCAGGAATAGGATAACTATAACTGGTTGTTACCTCATCAACATAAAAACGATCTCCAACTTTGTATCCTTCTCCTCGATCAACTACACTTACATTTGTTAGAGTTCCAAGGTTAACAGCAGAAATTGTATATTCAAAGGTGGCGTTATTTCCAAGGTTCCCTGGAGATCTTCTAGAACGGACATTACCAGCTGATAGTCTTTCTCCAGGTTCAACAATTCTAACAAACTCAATAGGACCGGTTTTAGCGTCTACAATTTCTCCACCATAAAACCTTGCCTGAGAAGATTTTTGTAATACAGAATAAATCTTCATTGGAATTGATTGAGCGTTTACTGTCTTAAAAACAGATTCTAAATTTCCAGGCTCTTGTGTTAAATGAATTCCAATATAACCTTCAAAGCCATCATATGGAATTTCTAAAGAATTGACAGAGGGATTGACGTTTCCGTGAACAATGAAAAACATATAACGCCAGTATCTAACACCATCAACTGTATGTTCACCTTGATAAAATCCGCTTACTTTTTGTAATTTGGAATCTACAGTAATAGGATTTGAACCTATATTTTGACTGATAGTTACTGTTATATTTGCAAATGTGCTATCTGAAAAACCTGTTATGTCTTTAAATGCATCAACTGGGATATGAACAAAAAATCTTCTCTCTCCCCAATCCTTATCCCCTTCACTAGAAACACCATCAGGAATTTTTGCGCTTCCCTCAACATAAGTTCCTCTAGAGAAAGGAAAATAAGCTACACCGTTGTTATTAACTCTAAAATCAGAAATACTACCTTTTTCAGCTAGCTCAAGAACAGGGTTCTCCTCAGGATTGAGAGGAGTATCCCACCCTAAGGAAAACATTTTTTCGTGTTCTAAATATCTATCAAATGATGCCATTATAGTTCCTTATGCGTCCGGTTCTGTTGTATCTGCTGGAGCGCCGCTACCTGGTATCTCTTTATGTTTATGTGTAGCCAATGTAGGTCCATTGCCTGCATCTGTTGAAACATCTCCGCCTGCATGGATAGTATCTTCAACATTCAACAAGCCTGATTGTGTACCAGAACTCATTATTGAAACATCACTCAAGAATCCTGTTCCTTCTGTATTTTGATGTATGTAGTAACCATTGTGTATTGTAGTAACTTTGTTTCCACCAGTTGCTGGTTTTTCTGGCGCCGCCTCTTGTGTAACATTTCCTTCTGCATCTGTTTCTTCTGGTACTGCAGGCTCATACGGAGTTCCTACATCAATATTCTGATCTACTCCAATCTGTGTTGATTGTGATTCCGCAACATTAATTTCTTGTTCTGCGTTAGTTCTAATAAACATCTTCTTCTCTGAAAGTACATCTAATTCATCGTCTCTTGATTCTATTGTCATTTTCTTTTTAGAGACAATGTAACCAGTGTCTGTAGTAGCAACGCTATATAGCCCAGCTACACCTAAATTATATTTACCACCAACAAGATTGGTCCAGTTGTCTGATACTGTAACCTTCATGTTCTTAAGATGCTTATATTTTACATCTCCGTAAACTGTAGTTTGTTTATCTTTTCCAACCGAGTGGTACTGATTGCCTACAATAGTTTCTGAGTCGTCTCCAGAAACACGCAAGCCTTTATCGCCGTTAATTTGTGTGTTTTGATTAGACAATACCTCAAGAATGTCGTTACCTCCAATCTTTGTATGTCTATCCCCTCTAATTGTTACAAACTTATCCCCGTCAATTTCTTCGTAAACATCTCCGTTAACATACATGTGAGCATCGCCCTTAACATTAACTGTAAGGCGTCCCTCTACATAAACGTTTTTATCTTTTAATAAGATGCTAAAGTCATTACCAACAACCTTGGTAATCTTTTGTCCGTCCCATTGTATTTCTTCAAAAGTACCCGAGTTATGATAAGTATGAATTCTACCATTGCCTGGAGAGTCGTCTACTTCAAAGGCATGCCCCGACTCAGTTTCTAAAACACTATTGTAAGGGTACATTGAAGTTTGACCTTTCTTAATAAGGTTTGATGTTGGTTTTGTTCCTAATGGTACATAAGAAGCTTCTCCAACATCTTTAATTTTATTCCCGTCAACTTCCATTTTACTAAAACGAGGCTTAGGCTCGTCATAGTGTGTCCTTTGATAAATTTTACCGTCTTTTTGTCCTGCAACAGAACTAACATCTGGTGCCATAGCGACAGGAATGTCAGTAAGTCTCATTGCTCTCTTGTTAATAAGAGAGGCGTGCAGTTCTGCATCTTCACCTCTAGCTAGTCTGCTAGAGTCTGGCTCTTTTAAAGCGTTGTAACCTGTACCTGGAGGACATTTTGGATAAACACCTAAAGGATCTGTAAAACCCATTAATGGATCAGGGGGATCACATGAGTCTTCTTTTAATCCAGGACCCCTTTGTGGGTTTGCTGAGAAACAGCCCATAATAACTGGCATTTGCATATCGTCTCCGTCAGCAAAAAATCCAATTACTCTAGCCCCTTCTACTAAAGCTGGGTTATGACCTACACCAGAGATGCCGGGCGTTGTAGTGGGAAGCATAGAAACTGCCCAAGGCAAGTCTTTAATAGGTAATGCTTCCTTATTACCGGTATTATAACCAATAATACGAACACGATAACGTCCAAGGAATTCTGGATCGGCTCTGTCCTCAACAATACCAATCCACCAAAAGAAATTCATTCTACTAATCATAATTAGCCCTCTTGTCCTCCCAAGCTAAATTCTAAGCCGTTTCTAATAACTTCTGCGAGAATAGTGTGTCTACTAGCATCAAATTTATGGTGTATTGCTGAGAGAACATAAACTCCAGATAACAATCTGTCAAAAACCGGTTTATCATTATCCTCATATTTTTCATTGATTGTAGGAAAAGACACATAGATACAATCTCCAACTTGTATGTCTGTTCTTCCAGGTATCTCTATTCTAAATTTATATTGTTGGAAAGAGGCAAAATATGATTTTCTCCACATTGTTTGTCCAATGTATTCATCATTATATTCAAAGTCATCATAAAGATAAGAATTCAAAGGTATAAATGTTTGGTTGGCATAAGGATTGCTGTTTACCATTTTAGGTATTGGAACACCGTCATTTGTTTTTACAAAATCTTTAAAATATTTTTTAGCATCCCAAAAAGATTCAAAGTGCTCGCCAGTTGTAAAGTTAAAAGCTCGACCCGCACTGGAATAAAATCCTGAGTCCTGTGTTGAAAGAATATCCATTGTAGAAGGTATTTGAACGTCCTCTATAACAGTAAACCCGTCAGGAAGTTTTGCACCGCGATACCCATATCCATTTTGTCTTCTTGGTACTTTTGTGCCCCCGTGTTCTACTACATAGTGTTCAAACAAACTTCCTTGCACTTGTTCTTTAATTATTGTTTCAAGAGTTGAAAAATAAAAACTTTTGTTAGACTCGAAAAATATAAAGTCAGTACCTCCGTTGTTTGCACCTCTACAGAGCTTAGCTAAATAGTTTAGTGTTCTTATAGGCGTCCAAAAACAGGGTGTAATACTAACTTCAAATTGATGAGGGGTATCTGTTAATACTAATTTTCCTTCGTCTTTAATTTTATCAAATAACTTTTGCGCAATCTCATGCGTATAACCTCTAAAAGTTTCTGATAATGTTATAATTTGATCGTTATAACCTTCTTTTGAAATAAACTGTAATTTAAATCCTTGTTCTCTATCATTAGAAAAGGTTCTACTTTCTAGAGCGTAACACTGGAATGTATGATCAATCATTCCAGCAGCTGCTTTTTCGAATATTTTTGTTCTATAGGTAATTTTTAAAGTTTCATTTCCTAATATAGGAAAATCTGTAATAAGGTTTGTAGAGTCAGACAGAACAATATCTCCGTACATAACGGGAGACCAGATGTCTTCGTAAATATTAACCTCTGCTATAAAATTTTCTATATCTACAGTATTGCCAAATTGATTAGTTAGAGTTGCTGTCTCTAACTTAACGTCACCCGGCTCAGTACTTTTTTCATCTTCAGCTGACATTTATTATCCTGAAATTAAATCTTGATATCTATCAACAAACGAAGCAACACTATCTTTTCTTAAAACTTTAATCTGTCTTTTGTTGTCGTTTAATTGTGTTTCATATTCATAGTTTGTTACATCAAGTATCTCACTATTTGCCCATTTTGCTGGGTCGTAGTCTACTATAATTGGTTCATCATCGTCTTCTGTATCTGCTAAAATATAATGATGAGTATCTGTAGCGTTGTTTGCACCATATTTATCTTCTACATAATCAAACATATTGTTTTGATGTATTGGCCAATCTGTATTAAGATTTATAATGTCATTAAGAACTAGCACTGTCCAATAATATTCAACTGTCCCGTACAATGCCATTGAAACATGTTCAGGCATTTCTCCGTCGGTAACATAATAGTTAACTATAGAAAGTTTTTGATATAACGCTTTTTTTGCTATATTATTTTCAATACCAACACGTCTAACTATATCTCTAACTCTTATATTTTTATCTTTAAAAGGATAAATAATAGTTGGTAAATTATTAAAATACATTATAGTCCGTCCTCAATTCTTTGTGCATTAAGCATATCAAGTTCAGTAAATTCTAACGAAAGATTAATTTCTGCAGGAGCACCGTTTGTGTTTCTGACTGTATTAAATTGATCTCCGCCATATGTAACTTTCATATTTTTTAAAGCACATGATGCAATCTTATTAATGTGTACGTTTTGACTCCCTCTATAATAATATTCAATATTAAATTCTGAAGGATATATTAAAAACAAACCGCTTCCGCTAACTTCAGGGTGCATATGTCTTTTAAACTGATAAATGATATTTTGAACATTTAAATATTCTTGTTGATTTCTAGGAACAAACTGATAATTAAAAGAAAACTCTCTAAAACGCATAGATTTAAATAATTGTTCTTTGTAAGGGTTAGCTACTTTTCCTGTTGTTGCTTCAATAGCACCGGCCACGTTCATATCAACTCCAAGTGCTTTAGGAATAGATGCAGCGGCGGCAATAACACCCCTTCCCAATAATTCTGATGTTTCCGTATTTACAAGTCCTGAAATACTTGTTTTACCACTAGCCAATGCACCAACTACAGGGCCTAATTCCGCTGTTTCCCAATCTGCAGCATAGTTAACTTGTGGGGGATTATTAATGTGTAAACTAATTGAAGAGTCTAATCTATATTTTGTAGTAGTGTCTGTCATTGCACCTACAATAGTTCCTGCCGCTACTCCAGCACCTAATGGTAATAATGCCTTTGCCAATTTACTTGGATTATTACCCAATTGGGTACCCAATGCGGCACCCCCTGCTGCAAGAGCGGCTCCAGCACCCATTATTGTATCAGCGTTTTCACCTTTTGCTCTAGATTCTTTGGAAAGATATTCGTTTTGATAGGCTTGTTGGCTAGCAGCCCAGTCCTCATCATTTCCTTTTTGATCAAATAGTTGTTTGCCCATTGAACTATTAGATCTAACATTAATATGAAATACCACTGTATGAGGCATGTCAGGGCCGCCTGCATCTGAAGGATAAGACATAACTTTAGGTGTAAAATCATATGTTCTGTTTTCCACAGATTCATTATAACTCGAAACCTGATTTTCGAGTTTTCTCTCTTCTACAACCGTGTCGTTTCTGTCGCCAGTAAAGTAATTGACAACGTTATCTATCCATTCCATTTATGGTTTCCCCGTATAAATAAACATGTTATAGTATTTATAAAGGTTTCGTGATCTTATGTCAATGTATTCTAAAGATGTTTATCAAGGAAGGTATGTTCCCACAAATCCTTCTAAGTATAAGGGAGATGTGACTAACATTATTTATAGAAGTTCTTACGAACTAAAATTTATGAATTGGTGTGATAAAAACAAAGATGTAAAACAGTGGGGATCAGAAGAAGTTTGTATTCCTTACAGATCTCCTTTAGATAAAAAAGTTCACCGATATTTTCCAGACTTTTACATTAAAGTAAACAACAAAAAATATCTAATAGAAGTCAAGCCTTACAAATTCACAAAAGAGCCAGTAATTCCAAAACGTAAAACAAAACGCTTTATTAATGAGGTTATGCAATACGGTGTAAACTTAGCTAAGTGGGAAACTGCAAAAGAATTCTGCTTAGATCGTGGGTGGGAGTTTTTGGTTATTACAGAGAAGGAGCTCGGCTTACCATTATAAATAGTGGTATGGCGACTACACCGTTTACAGATATTAAAACAGAAGCAGGTACCCAAGATAGATCCTATCGTTGGTATATGTCTGCGATTAATAGATTAGCAGGAAACATACAAAATCAATCTTCTGTTTTTAGATCAGATATCGGAGAGTTAAAAGGCTCTTTAGAGATAGGTCATATGTATATGTTTTTGTATGATCCAAAGACAAAAGACACTTTACCTTATTGGGATAAATTTCCACTTTGTATACCTTATGAAAATACTAAAGGTGGGTGGTACGGATTAAACTTACATTACATACCCCCTATGCTTAGAATGCAACTTCTTGGCAAACTGTTAGATTATACAAACGAAGGTAAAATGGATGCTGCATGGGGATTGTTAAAAAATACTTCCAGATTTAAGGGAGTAAAACCATGTGTAAAGAGATACCTAGTAAGCCATGTAAAATCAAGATTTTTAAAAGTAGATCCAGAACACTGGAAGGCTGCAATATTATTACCTTTGGCGGATTTCAAAGGAGCAACCAATCAGGAAGTATGGTCCGATAGCAGGAATTCACTATAATGGCAAATTCAAGTTTTAAAATTAGCGACTTTTTAGGAACGGTTCGCAATTCACAAACACAAAGATCAGATAGATTTGAGGTTAGTTTTTTTCCTCCCGCAGCAGTTGGGGCAGGTAACGCTACAAGACTTGCTTCTATTCTTTGTGAAGAAGCACAAGTTCCCGGACTATCAGGAACAGTAGCTCCCCTTAAGGTTGGTGCATGGACAGAAATGAGAGTCAAAAATATAGAGTTTTTAGGTGAGGAGTATGTTTATACTTTTGTTTGTGATGAAGGATGGGGAATACGTTCCATGTTAGAAAATTGGATGAACTATATTGCAAGTCCAAGATCTAAAGAACTAGCATTTCCTTCAGACTATATGGGACAAGTTAAAGTTTCAACACTTAACACTAAAGACGAAATAACAGGCTCATGGATGCTATATGATGCATTTCCTAAGCTTCTAAACGTAGTTCCTGTCAGTGCAGGAAATCCAGGTATTATTAGACTATCGTGTACTTTCGCATCAACCTGGTGGGAGCGACAGTAAAAAATAATGGAGAAAATTATGTTACCAAAATTTGAAACGCCTACCTTTAAAGTTACTTTAAAGTCAAGTAAAAAAGAATACAAATGTAGGCCCTTCCTTGTAAAGGAAGAAAAACTATTAACAATGGCAGCTGCGTCTGACAATTATCAAGAAATGATTGCTTGTTGTCAACAAGTTTGCCAAAACTGTTTATTAGACGAGTTAAATGTTGAAAATTTAACTATGTTTGATTTACAGTGGTTGTTTTTACAAATTAAAGCAAAATCGGTGGGAGAAACTCACCCATTTACACTAATTTGTGGAAACTGCGATGCAACTTCGCCATGGGAGGTAAACTTTAATGAGTTTACACTTAATAGAGATGACGTTGATTATGAGAAAAAAATTGCTGTAAATGAAGAAGCAGGATTAATTTTACGATACCCGACAAGCACATTAGTTTCTAAAATTGAAGAAACTGATGATTTAGATATTATCAGAGCGTGTATTAAAAATGTGTATACTGCAGATGAAGTTATTGACTTTTCAGAAGTAAGTGACGAAGAGGCACTCGAGTTCATTGAAGGCTTACCAATTCAGACATTAAAAGATATCAGAGAGTACTTTGAAACAATGCCTTATTTGGAAAAGACTATTGATTATAATTGTCCCAAATGTAAAGAGGACAATCAAGTTTACATTAATGGATATGAACATTTTTTCGGCTAACTCTTTCTCAGGATTCGTTGGAGAATTATTACAAAACGAATTTCTTATTGATGCAAGAACATCATTATAGTTTAACAGAGTTAGAAGATATGATGCCCTGGGAAAGAGAAGTTTATGTTACTATGTTGATACAGCACTTGGCTAAGAAAGCAGAAAAACAACAACAAAACAAGGGTTAAAAAATGGCATTAGACCGTTCAAAAATTAGACAGGCACAGGAAGAATTAGAACAGCTTCTAGAAGAAGGTATTGGTTTAGAAGGCAAAAAAGCAGCCGATCACAAACTAAAAGTTTCTAGAAAAAGAAAAGAGGTTCGACGATTAGAAAAGCAATTGTCTGGCGATGCTCAAGGTGCGCGCCAAGGCGATTCTTCCGCTGTTGATCAAAAGTCTGACGAACGGATTGCCGCAGAAAGAGAGATTAAAGATCAGTCTCAGAAAGATGTTCGCGGTGAAGATGTTAACGCAATGGATAAAGTGCGTATTGGCGGTAAGTCTACTGTACGACAAGAAGTAGACAAACAAGGCAGGACAAAATACAGAGACGAAAAATCAGGACGATATGCTAATGAAGAAGCATATCAAGATAGTGAAAGTCGTATCTCAATGCTTGCCAACTCTATTAAAAAGGGTGCAACTACAGGCCCCACTTTAGCTACAACAACAAAAGCAAATCAGTTTGGTATATCTTCAGCATCTGCTAATATATCTAGAAGTTTAGGTGACAACGCTGGCTCTATCCAGAAAATGATGGATAAAGCAGAGCCTGGTACAAAAGATGAGTTGAAAAAACTTATTGATATGATGCAAAATGCCCAAACTCTAAGAGGGCAAGACGCTTTAGAAGCAAAACAAAAAATTATACAACAAAAAGAGACATTAAGACTAACTGCAGGTGAGCAAGGAGACGCGCTTATTAGCAAGTTAGGCATGGATACATTACAAAAAGATTTAAATAAAGGAAGCCGTATTAAAGAAGCCTTAAACATAGATCAAGACGCCACAGGGTTTAAGGCAATAAAGCAGGCGTTCTCACCAACAAGATTATTTGGCGATCCTAACACCGGAGGATTGTCTAATTTTTATACAGCCGGTCAACAAGAAGCTGTTGCTAAAAAAGAAGCCGCTGTCGCCTTTGAGCAGAAACAACAAAACACCGGGCTCAACACTGCTGGCGAGTTATTGGAAGTTACAAAGCAAGAAGCAAAAGACGACGACAAAAAAGAACAAAGAGAAATAAAACAATCTAAAAAAGAACAATTAGCAAAAGAAGGTTTTGATGGTGGTGTAAAAGAGTCAGACGATGTTGTTAAGTTATTAGAAGAAATTCGTGACATTTTAGAAAACATGTCAGGGGGAATGGGCGCCGCTGGTGGTGGCGGTGGTGGTGGCGGTGGCGTGGGCCTCCTCGGTACCGCTGCGGCAGGTGCAGGCGCCGGTGGACTTTTTGCTTCAGCAAAAGCAAAAGGTGGACAATTACTACAAGGTGCAAAAAATGTTGGTGGAAGAATTGTAGGAGGAGCAAGAGCAGCTGGCGGTGCATTAATGAGGGGTGCAGGAAAGCTATTAAGAGGCAGAGGTGCTTTAATAGCAGGCGGTGCAGCACTACTAGGATACGGTGCATCCAAAATATTTGGTGGTGATGATGAAGAACAAGCAGATGCTGCAAGTTCAGGTGAAGAAGCAAGTTCAGGAAAAACTGCTTATGACAGAGCAAAAAACCGAGCAGATCGACGATTTGCACTTGCAGATCCTAATGTATCTGCTGTAGATGAGTCTGGTAATCCTATAGACACAACACAAGGAGACGCAGTACCAAGAGAAGGAAGTACCAATGATTCTATGGCAGGCATTCGTGGAGCACTCACAGGCGAGACAAGAGAAGAAGCCAATGCCAGATTAGAAAAATTAAAAAATCAAGAAGGTGACGCGGCCGAGCAGGAAGCCTTGCAAAGAGAACTTAATGCTAGTGATGCGGCTTTGTATGACAATGCTGCCGAGATGGGTGCGTTACCAAGCCAAAATATGGGAAACTCTGCCGACGGTTTACAAGATGCCTCTGATAGAGCGGCGGCGCAACTTCCATCATCAGGTGCAGTTGCTGCAACAGGTGCAGCAGGAGCAACAATAGCTGGTATGGGATCAGGAGATGCCGCACTAACTGCAACCATGGCGCGCGGCGGAGGACAAACTGCTGCTAAAGCAACGAGCGTTGGTGGCAGATTGATGTCCGGCCTCAAAACAGCTGGCCGTGTAGTAGGTAAAGTTGCACTTCCTGTTACAGCAGGATTAGCTGCATATGATGCTTACAAAGGATTCAATGCAGACGAAAATGCTAGTTTTGGCGACAAACTTAAGAACGCTGGTAGTAGTGTATTAAGTGGTTTAACATTTGGTTTATTAGGTACAAGTGCAGATGAGACTAAAGAACAAGCAGTAGCAAACGGTCCTGCTATGGAACCAGAGTCAGGAGATGGAGACGATAGCGAAGATGGTAAAGCCAAAGGAAAAGCGGTAAAAAATTCACACCCAGAAACCGGTGATGGATTCCAACCATTGGATCCTGATGGTAATCCGGTTGTAGACGCACAAGGAAGGCCCGCAATATTTACAAAAGAAAACGCAGAGGCATTTTCTGCAATGATAGCAGACTCTGATGGAGCCGTAAAAGGATCAGATATTGCAAGTAGTCAAAGATCGTTAGAAAAGAATATTGCAGTGGGCGGCGCGACAAGATCCAAACACATGACCGGGTCTGCAATGGACATACACGGAACATCAAATACATGGATTAGACAAAACGGTAGTCAGTATGGATGGAGAGCAAATGATTACAGTGGCTCGCACGGAGGACATTTTATTGCTGCATCTGGAGGTCCATTACCATCTGGAGCTGCTTTAGCATCTGCACCTATGATGTCTTCCGGTGGTGGAGGCGGCGGTGGCGGTGGCGGAAGTTTGTCATCGGGTGGTCCGATGGCGGCAATGTCTGCTGCTTTATCTTCTGGTAGTTCCTCTTCTGGTTCAAGATCCTCATCACTAGCAGCTGCTAGTAGTTCTCCGTCACCAACAATGGGAAGTATTCAACCTACAATGGTTGCAGAAAGTCCTACAGGCCCAGCAGTAGAAAATATGACACAAATAGCTTCTAACCAAGCTACTGTACCTCCTCCAGCTGTTATTAATAACATAACTAATAATAGCGGCGGAAAAGGTGTTAATAATCTTCCCCCAGCAGGAATTAGTCCTAGAGGGACACGACAAAGTACAATGGAACGTTTCTTAGATAGAAGATTCTACGGCTAAACTGTTAGTAGTATACACGACATTCTTAATTCCAAACGTCGCTAAGGCTCTCTGACAGCCTTTACAAGGCTTGGCTATACCTGGTATAACCTCTTTTCCATTAGATGTGCGGCGTGCTCTTACAATATACATTGTATGTTTACTTAGATCTTTGAGCCTATTCTTACTCTTAATATAGTTTAAAATACACTCTGTTTCTGCGTGTAAAAAGATAGCGTCGTCATTACTGCTGTATTTAAACTGAAAAGGATGAGACTTTTTCTTATTTGTACCAATAGTTATTATTCGTCCCTTTTTATCAACAATAGCTGCTGCCATACGACTACCGCGTACAGGCTCTACAGTATTAGCAAGCTCTAGTAGTAACTTTACAATAGTATCCATAATAATTGGTGCCCGTGGCCAGACTCGAACTGGCACGATCAATGATCGAGAGATTTTAAGTCTCTTGTGTCTACCTATTCCACCACACGGGCTTTGAGCAAGGATGATCCTTAAATTGTAGTAAATAGAAATTTTCTGGCGCGCCCGGCAGGACTCGAACCTGCAACCCTCGGCTTAGAAGGCCGATGCTCTATCCAGTTGAGCTACGGGCGCCTTCAGAAAAAAGGGGGAGGGTTACTCCCCCCACACCTTAGTCGTCGGATGCAAGTTTGGCAAAGTAGGATAGTGTATCCTCTTCGTCGTCACTCTCCACAACAGGTGTTACAGGTGCCTTAGGGGCAGTAGTAACAGACTTTAGAAAAGCCTCATCTTCTGCAGCGTCTTTGGCAGATACTGCTTCTGCTGTACCTACATTAGAACTGCTAGCACCAAGTACCATATTGAGCTTAGACTTTAACTCGTCATAAGACTTAAAGTTCTTAGGATCAATTAGTTCTTGTAATGAGTGCTGTTGATTCCAAATAGCCTCAATAGCTTCATCGGTATCAGCAACAGGTGATGGTGCTTCAAACTCTGACTTGTCATAGTTACGATAACCTTCCACTTGACGAATCTTAATCTTAAAGTTTGCACCTTCCCAAAAATCAAATGGGTTGATTGGATTCTCATCTTCAAATGTAGGGTTCATCATATCATTGAGCTTGTCAAAGATCTTTTTACCGTACTTGTAAAGGAAAACTTTTCCTTCATTAGCAGGGTTACCTGGATCACTTACAACCAAGATGTTTGAGAAGTAAGCAAGTCGACGCTTCTGTTTACGAGCAATCTCCTTGTTAGCCTCAACACCACTGTTCCAAAGCTCACTATTGAGTTCGGATACAGGATCACTTTGGTTTAGTGTAGTGAGAGAGTTTTCGATGTACCACTTTCCAGTAGGACCTTGGAATCCGTGATCCCACCTACGCACCCAAGGAAATTCCTCTCCTTTAGTTGGGGGTAAGAAACGAACTACGGCAAAACCATTACCGGCTTTGTCTACTGTGGGTTTCCATTCTCGATCATCGCCCTGCGATTGCTGGACGGGGTTAGAAATCTTCTCAACCTCTTTCATTAGCTTATCAAAGCCGCCGCGAGATTTACGAAGATCAGATAGTGAATTAAACGACATATTTTTTCTCCTTATATAGCGTTATATTACGTTTTATTACGTTCTTCATAGTAAAGTTGATCTAGCATTTCATCTAGATCGTCATCATGTTCACCACTATGTGATGAGTCATAATTATATATGTTATTTATGATTTTGTCAAGCGATTTTTTACTTTTTTTAACAACTTTTTTAATTCTCTTATCGCGATCAAAATTGCGATTAGTTTTGGACATTGCCGTACACCTTCTTCAAAGCGCTCTTGTGCTTGTTAAAAACTTTGTCCTTATCGAATTTAACAAACGGTTTATATTTTTTAATTAATAAACAATAGTCTTGTAACACAAAATCCTCTTTATATCTATCTACAAAAGGTAACAATTTTTCTAAAATTACAACAGTCTCAATCTGTATTTCTTTGGACATTAAAAGTTTAAAAACTAAAGGGTGTCCAGTATCGTATACTGCTGACTCTAATCTACGAATTTCTTGTTGAAGTAGAATAGTGTCTAAATCAGTTTGTAAAGTATACAACAACCTTTGCCGTTTTGTCAACCAGAAATTGTATGTTTCTGTAGCTTCTGTATCAAATATACCGCCCCATTGATTACCGCTTACAAAGTTAGCTACTAGAAAGTCTATGATTTCATTCTTAGTATAGTCTCTAGCTAGTTTACGCATAGCAATAAGATCTTTTCTTTTTAAGAATGTTTCTCGTTTACCTTTTACTGCACCTTTATACTTGGTAATGTCATAATCAGGTGTTGTAAAGTGTAATCGTAAAGAAAGATACAGCCTGTAAACGTCAAAAGGATCCATATTCAATCCAAAGGAAGTTCGTTGCTTTTTTTCTCCTTGAGCATATTCAAATTCAATGCTTCGTTTTTAATTTTCTCTTTCAATGATGTGCTCAATAGTTTATTCACACTCTCAAGTTCAATTTCATTTCTTTCACAATAGTCAACTAAAACATCCATGTGACTAAGCTGTGTGCGTAATACTTGTTTCTCAATATGTTGAGAAAATTCTGTTGATGTATTAAATTTTTTTGTGATGAGAAAAATATCTGTTACTTTCTCGTCTTTAACTAATTCCATTATGATTCCTTTTTAGCCAATCGGCAATATACTCATGCACATCAGAAGGACAATTGATATATGGTTTTATGCACTGCGTAACCTGTGCCTCACCCGGTTTATCAAAAGAGTAAATAATGTCAGTATTAAAATCTTCTGCTATTGACATAATACTCTGTGGCAGTCCTTTTCCTAAATGTACGTCTGAATGTTTTCTTTCATCGATCAATAACTGTAACAAGCCCTGGACAACATCATAAACATGAGTAAAGTCACGTTCTTTTTTTCCAGAACCAAAAACAGTTAAAGGACGACCATTTAAATAATCGGTTTTAAATTTTCTAATTACAGTGCTATATTCTCCATAATTAGCTTCACGTGGTCCGTACACGTTATAGAAAAACAATTTAGTACAAAAGATACCATATTGTTCTTCAAACATACTAATCATATCTTCACATGCTTTTTTACTCCAAGTGTAAGGATTTTTTGATTCCTTGTATTGTGTACTTGAAGATGTAGCAAAGTAAAGTCTACAATTAAAAATTCTCGCCCAATCACATACCGCCGCGGTTGTAGAAATGTTATTAGAGATTGTGTCGCCAGGATAATCAATCGAACGTCTTACTCTGGGACTGTTTGCTAAATGAAAAATAGCATTTGGAGGCGGTATGTGATGTGTAAAGGGCGAGAATCTAGATACATCTTGAATAAAATACCTAACATTAGGATGCTGTATAACAAAGTCTCCGGCTCTTTTATCATCAATAACTGTAACAAAGAAGCCTTCGTATAACAAACGTTCTACAAGATGCGAGCCTATAAAGCCACATCCTCCAGTAACAATTATGTTAGGAATTGTATTAATCATGTGTTACATTATACATTATACAAAAAGATTTGTCAATAGTTTTTTGTATAAAATTTGTGTACTCCGTGATATGCTACTAACTGCATATTACGGTTCCAATAAGGATTAACATAATTGGCATGATACCATAAAGCTCCATTTGTATTGTCTTCTAGTTCACCACTCATTGCGTCGTGAGCAATACTAACGAACTCTCTATAACGACTCCAATCTTTAATAACATCGGATTTACCATCGCAGTACCAAGAAAATTGACATTGGTTTCGTAAAGGAATAACCTTACCGCGTTCTAAACCCCACTTGCTTAAACGTGCCTGGTAAACAACCTCGCATGGTGTGTTAGGATATTTACTAGATTTTGCACGATTTAAGACAACATGAGCTATAGCAATTTGTCCCTCTAGGGGCTCTCCACTAGCCTCAAAATAAATGTTTTTAGCAATACAAGACACTTGACGCGGGTCTTGTACTTCTTGTATTGCTTCGATATTAGGTGCTGCTTCAATAGTTTTTGCACTAACTGGCTCTTCATCTAGAGCATTGCAACCACCTAGGATTAGTATTCCGCATAACGATAAAAATACATTACGCATATTTTTCTCCTTTAATACAAGGGCCCGTTTGATAACAAGGTGGAACCCATACCCCGTCTAGCTTAAGCAGCTAGAGCAAATACCTCATCGTTGGCATTTATTTGTTTTGTTGCTTTCACAGTAGCTTCCGCACTGGTCCTCCACTTTCCTACTTATTACCTGTCGAACCTGTTCACCCCCATCAGATATGCACTTACCGCAATTTGTTCCAATCAGATGATACCTATCAGTATCGTTTTCTCTTACATTGTTACAAATACACAAATACATATCTGGTGGAGGTGGCGGGAATCGCACCCGCGTCCAAGTAACCTTTCAGTCCGTTTCATCGAACAAGGTATTTATAATAACACCTTTTGTTTAATATTAAACAAGGTATTTATAATAACACCTTTTGTTTAATTTGTCAAGCCTAAATTGCTATTTTTTGGCCTTCGTTGTATTCTTGTAATCTTTGCTGATCCACTAAACTAATAAACTCAGCGCCTGTCATTACTTTTCCATTTACTGTATAACTATCCCAATGTCCATGATTAGGATACAGTTTGTTCATATAAGAAACACTTCTCCACATCTTTCTCATATTACCATCTTTAATGTTGGTTGGACGTGCATGTAATGTAATATTTTGATCCATATACACAACCTGTCCGTCTTGCCAATCATGTTCGTATATGTATTCGGGTTTATTTATTTGTTCCCAGAGATGCTCTTTAAATTTTAAACTGTCATACTCTGTCATACCCTCGAAGTGAGAAAACAACGAGCCAGGAAAATGAATACCTTTAACACCGGCTGATGTTTCTTGCTGTAACTTACAAGACATACCGTCTATTGGAACCTGATTGTAACGAACTAATGCTTTTTGTTCGTCAATTAAATCTCCAGTAAAGTTGACTCTATTCCACTTGTAAACACTACGAAGTTCATCTACCATTGTTTTGTCTTCTTGGCTCAGTTTGTCGTAAGCCTCGGCAGTACATAAGAAACAAGTTTGTGAATTTTCTGAATGTTCTACAGATACTAAACCAATTACTCGCGCGCCGTCATCAACAGCAACCTGATCACTATGCCAACCCAACGAGCCGTTGGCAAATAAACCTTTTGGGCGTCCTTTCTTACCTAGCTGATAGGTAACAACATTCATGGTGTCCCGATATTCGGGCTCAATCTCGCTTGAGACGTTGAAGATATCTAGTCGTAAACTGGACCAATGTTTACCCATGTTGCTAAGAGACACTGCTCGATTAACAATAGACTGTGCACCTTCGCCCCAACTATTTTGGACTTCCCAGGTTCTTTTTTGATTTAATTTTTGTTTAACTAGGACGACTGCTTTGTTTGCTACTAGTTTGCCCAAATCCTCGATGTGCTCATCAGAGTAAATGTCAAAGTCGTATGCTTCAGTTGCCCCGTTTAAGGATTTCGTTTTCATATGCGTCCCGTGCTTCAAAAAGTTTTTCTACAAAGTTATCTCTCTTTTGTAAAAACACTATGGGCTCTTCTCCTTCAACTGCCATTAAAATAACAGTTTGAGATACGGGTATGCCAGTAAGTTCCTCAAACATAATTGCGTAAGCGCTACATTGTATGAAGTAGTTCTCGCACTGTGAGGGTGTCTTTCTTCTCTTTGATGTTTTAAAATCAATAACAGATAACTTGCCATTATATTCTGCGATACAATCAACTTGTCCTGCAAGTCTTAAATGTTCACTATAGAGCTTTGTCTCCAATGCTCTAATATTATTTATATCGTCTAACAAAGGGCGAAACTTACGAAACATTTCTTTGTCAATATAATTTAGATGAGTATCCTCTGTCAACTTATTGTCAAGAATGTCTTCACAAAGTTTGTGAATACGAGTACCACGTGTCGTGGCTTGTTTAGAAATTTTATCTGCTTCAGCCTCGCCAATACGTTGACGCCAGGCCTGAATAAATGGTTTAGATTTGTGAGATAAAATTGTAGTAACAGAAGGCAAATGATCACCGGACGGAGTAACATACCTCCGTCCGTTTTCTGTATTTACTTGTTTGAGTTTAGGTACTTCTACTAGATTATGAATAAACACTATTAAATAAAAGTCCCATCTCTTGGAGTTCCTGCCATAACACCTGAACAGTAACCTGGTCCGTATTGTAGCCTACGGTTCATTTCAAAACCATCAAACAAGTTACCTCTAGCTTTGTTAAGAGCTGGACCTGCCCAACCCTGAGCTAAAAGTACATCGCCTTCTTTGAACTTCTCATGGGCTAAGTTAATAAAACCCCAAACAGATCTGGAACCAGGTTGGTCCTCTCTGATGATTTTAATAAACTTTCTACCAGCCTTGTAAGTACAATTAAAGCCGTCTGCTAAAGTTGGATAATCTTTGCAGTGTTGTTCTACAATATCCTGACAAAGTTTTTCTACTACTTCTTTAAGTTCTGTTCTCATATTTTCCTCACTTCTCATTGTTTATGCGTACATTATAGCACCTATTTCAGCAAAAGTCAAGCCTTTTTTACAAAAAATAGTGAATTTCTTTTGTAAGAATATCAATAACTTACGTTAGGTGCCGTATTCATCCTCATATTTTAGCCTTGCTTCAATGTATTCTTTAACAAGATCAGAACGTACAATATCGTCTGTTGTAAACTCAACAATTTTAAATGATTTCATATTTTCGGCGATAACCATGAATTTTTGTAATCCTGACATATCATGTCTCTTATATAAGTCAGTTTGTCTAAAATCACCGCAAAAAATAACTTTAGTGTTTACACCAATTCGTGTCATTATAGAGTTTAATTCCATATCTGTCATATTCTGACATTCGTCTACAATAACAATAGAATTGTCTAATGTAATACCCCTAACAAAAGACGTACACATAAAGTCCATATATTTTTGTTCAATTAAACGTTGATATGGCTTTTCTTTTCCTGGAAATAGTTCTTGGCACATTGCTTGATAAGGTAACGAATAAATTTCAATTTTATCCTTATCGTCACCTGGCAAGTGTCCAATTTCTCTTGATGGTACTGCTGAACGAACTAAGACCACTTTTCGGTAAGGTGTTCCTTTCATGAGAACTTCCTCTAATGCTCGATACAGCGCAATATATGTTTTACCTGTACCTGCACAACCGTGTAATAAAAATGCTAAGGCATTTTTTGATTTGTATTGAGCAAAAAACTGTCCTTGCATTTCAGTTATTGCATCAATTGTCACCATGTCCTCGATTCTCATTCTGAGAGAATTGCTTGCTCCTGGTGCTGCACCTTGAGTGTGTACTAAGTCTAGTGCTTTACGTTTTGCCATTTTGGTCTTTCTCCGTTTTTTAGATGAGAAAAGGGCAGAGTGCCTATTTGACATTCTGCCCTTTTGTTGGTTTAGAAACTGCTGGATTTTTAGCTGTCAGTGCTAATATTTCCTATTTTCTTCTTTACTTTTTTAACGGCGTCTCGAATCTTAACCGACGTGGCGTCTTTCTTGCCCCATGTTTCTGCAAGCGCACTAGTAGGGTTACTTTGGGCAACCCTGGATAAAACATCTTTAAAGCCAGCTGGTGGTTTAGTTCGATCACCAGTTCCCTTCACTAAACTTGGAGCCCCTGTAATAATTGATTTAACATTAGGGTTTTCTTCCAAGTATTTGACCTTTTCATCCCACGACATAATTTTGTCATGTACTTCTCCGGTTTCGATGTTTTCAAAACTGTATATTGGCATTAATTATCCTACCTTCTCATCATATATTTCTTCAACGTGGTCTATAATATTATTTATGATTCTTTTTCCTTTTAATGATAAGAAATCTGTGTGATACAAAGACATTAGGCATCTTCTTATAAACACAGGATCTAATTTTTTCATGTACTCTCTAGTATACTTAATTTCTCCAAATCCGTACATGTTTAAGGCTAGAAGAGCCATTTCGATTTCTTCTTCAGAATAGAAAGACATCCTGTACCCAAGTACTTTCTTGGGCTTACTTTTCCATCTTTTTAGGTTTATGACGTCTCCCATATCTTTATTTAGTTAAATTTAGTATTTCACTTAGCCGTAAAAACCTTAACACCATAGTGTTTTTCAAAGTCTTTTGCATTCTCTTCGGTGTTAACAATGGGCTGTCCTTTAATATTTAAACTTGTATTAAGTAACATAGGACACCCTGTTTTTTCTTTCCATTTTGTAAGTAAGTTATACAAACCTGGGTGTTGCAATTTTGTTACTGTCTGCACTCTACTGGTTCCGTCTTGGTGTACAATAGCAGGGTATTTTTCAGGCTCTTTTGCTTCCACAATATATTGCATGTAAGGAGAGGTGAAGTGTGGACCAACTTTAAAATGATCTCTAACGTCTTCCTGTCTAATAACAGGAGCAAAAGGACGATATTCCTGCCTGTTTTTAACTGTGTTTACTTTGTCCTTCATCTCTATACCTCTAGGATCAGCGAGAAGAGAACGATTACCTAAAGCACGTGGACCAAATTCAGCGCGGCCATTTGCCACACCACACATACCGGTTTTAATCAATTCTTTAAACACCTTGTCTACAGGATACTCACCCTCAATATTATGCCCCAAGTAAGGAGTTAACCAATTTGCTCTTTCTTTTGTTTGTGCTAAAATAGCACCTAACGAAGAGCCAGCGTCACCAGGGTTAGGCATAATCCAACTACTCTTAAAATAATCTGGAATAATTCTATTTGCCAGACAATTAAGAGCACACCCTCCCATAAAAACTAAATTTTCTTCACCTGTCAGTTCTTTTGCTGTTGTAAGTATTCTTTTTAGATATACTTCATAAACCTTTTGTGTGGCAGCAGCAACATCAAAATAATCTTCCTCAGTAAGTTCTGGCTTCCACCATCTAATACCCCTGTGAAAATTATCGTGTAAAACAGATAGTTCCATAATTTCATCATAAAACCTATCAGGATTGCCGTAAGCAGCCATGCCCATTAAAATGTATTCGTCCTCATTTGCTTTTAGGCCAACTCTGTCTGTAAATGCACTGTAAAACAATCCTAATGATTTAGGATACTTCCAGCGATTTAAACATTTTAAGTCTGTATTAGTACCTTTCCAAATTGAGGTTGTGGTCCACTCTCCAATAGCATCAACAACTAAAACACAAGCGTTTGTAAAATGAGAAGTATAATAACCAGCAGAAGCGTGACTTGCATGATGGTCTCCCCATACAACAACACTGTCAAAGATACCATAGCGTTCCATGTATTTCTTAGGTGATAACCAAATGTCTTTTTGACCAGCATAAAGTTTTCTTGTTGCTTTAACAAGAGGGTTTTCATACCAGTAAATTTTTTCAGGATATCCATATTCCATCGCCTCCCCAATTAAATAGTAATGTAAATCTTTATCGTTTTTCTTTCTAGAAAATCTTTCAGAGTGAGATGCAAAAAGAATATCATTTCTTTTCATCACTGTCAAAGATCCGTCATGTGTTCCTGCAGCTACACCCCAAACTACTTTATCACTCATTCCCATTTCCTCCAAAAACTTGTAAACTCAGGGAACGTGTCTAAAAAGTTAGTTCCCCTCCTTTCGTCGTGTTGTTTGAAAAACTTAACAAAGTTCTTTCTTGCAATATCAAGTTTTTCTCTAGGCATATTTCTTTCACGCATCCATTCTAGGTTACGTTTAACTTTAGCAATCTCAAAGTCGTAAAAGCCTACAAAATCATCTACATTAGAATTGTGTTCCATAAACTCGATTGCTTCTTCTAAGTATTTTTCAAATTCTTCTGGCAAAGTATTAATACACTGCCATTCAGGATTTCTTAAAAGTGGAACATCGAACCAAATACGTTGTCTCGGGTGCACTTCAAAGTCCGGGTGAGTGTTATAAGGATCGTAGATGGGGATCTTTTTAACACCTTGGTTTTGTCTTGAATACTCGTGTCGTAATTCTAAAATATACTCCAAGAATTCCTTAAAACTCGTTAAACTTAAACTGTTAAATGTATTAATAAATGTAATGGTTGTATTACATGTATCCCCTAAAATACGTTCAACATTTGTTTGTAGTGTGTCATAATTTAAACCATTTCTAATATATTCTGCTTGTTTTCCTGCTCCGTCCAAACTTACAAATACTGCAAAGTTTTTCACTGCCATATTTACATACCAGTGATTGCCTGAACCGGGATTAAATCTGTCGCTTTGCCAAATTTGTATTTCTTCTAGTTTTTGAAGTTTTTCAACAAACATGTCCATCAGTTTAGGTTTATCGGGACACATATTGCTTGTAACACTTACTTCTAGCCAAGCGTTTGGATTTTCATAAATGTAATCCAACACCTTGTAAGTATTACTATCCATTAATGGCTCTCCTCCAGTCATACGAAAAACTTCTAGTGTTTTATATAACTCTGGCCACCATTTCCAAAAAGCAGTTACATAAGGATTTTCATCCTGTGCAACTTTAATAGGCATTAAATCAATTTTTTCTAAATGAGCAATGTCATTGTGTTTCGTAGAATGCCCGTCTTGTCCAATAATATTGTAAGGACCTTCTTTTTTAACTTCTCGTTCCCATGTAGTAGACAAGTGAGGGGAACAATAACTGCATTTAAAGTTACATGCCTGATTAAAATTAACTTCAACATAACGTGGATTAATGTTACCAATATCTAAGGTTTCGATTATATCTTTTCTGGCATTTTGAGCCCAGTATTCTCCACTTCGGTAAATACGATCACTTCTTCCTCCAACGTCCTCAATCTTCCAACAATAAGAACACCCAGCTGGACGTTTTCCTTCCAACATCATTTTGCGTTCTTCTTTTTTCTGTTTTGTATTGTGCAGAGCAGAAGGATTGTCTTGTATTTCTAAGACATCAATTTTATGTGTAGGGGGGTGATAACAGCTATGTGTTTGTCCGTTAGTAAGGTGCATGGATACCTGCGCCCACTTTGCGTAACACATGGTT